AGAAGCAGGAACTAACGATCAATTAGACGGTGCTACAGATCTAGAAGGTGACGACGGACCTGTTATTCCTTCAGGAATGGATCGTAATGCACCATTGCCAGGATCCGGTGATTGGACAACAGCAGCAGGTGCAGGCGTTCCTGCATACGCACTACGTGGCACATTAATTTCTGATCCAGGCGCCGCTGTAACAACAGTTCCAGGGACACCAGCAAGTGGTTTATATCGTCGCAAATATGTTGGCGAACCATTCGATGGTGCTAACTTAACTGGCACTTACGATATGACATTCTTTGACGATCCGTTACATGGACCAATTTCTACAGCAGATCATGAAATTGATACCTACATTGGATTTGGCGCACGTACCGATTTGCCTTTCGAAGAAGGTTACGCTTTTGAATGGAAAGGTTACATCAAAGTTCCAGCAAGCGGCAACTACAACACTTTTATCAGTTGTGATGATGATGTAGCGGTATGGTTAGGTTCAGCAGCATTGAGCCCAACTAACTCAAATCAATTCCATAAGCAACCATATGTTAATGCAGATGCATCAGGCGGCTGTACAAATTCAGTAACATTAGATAGTACTAAGTGGTATCCAATTAGAATTTGGTTCACAGAATTTGGCGGTGCAGAGAGATTCAAGTTCTATATGAACAACTCTGCTAACTCGACACTTTACGGCTACAACGGTACATCAACAGATCTATTGTGGTCACATAATTCAGTAACCAAGGGATACTAAATATACAGTCCGACATAGGTCCGGACTTGTGCAGAACCAACTGTACATGACCTAGAACGTCACTCAAAGGAGAAAAACAAATGGCAAATAAGTTAAACAACCGATATTTCGGACAAACAGGTACATCTACACCTACAATTCCAGTTAGAGTTTACAACGGCTCTGCAAAAGAAGGTTACATTGTAAATCAAGTAGGCGCACGTAGATTTAAAATTGCAGATGACACTGCAATTCAAGACGAAGACATTGTTGCAGGCAATCAATACGTTATCGTATCAATTGGCGGCACCGACTTTACACAGTTTGGAGCAGTTGATAATAAAGTTGGAAGATTGTTCACAGCTAAAACAAATGGTGCAGCTCTTGGTAACGGTACAGTATATCAAGTAATCACAGCTAAGTTGGTACAAGGCACTAACAGTGATCCAACAGCAGCTAACACAGCTACATTAGTTGGTATCTTAGCAGGCGCTGGACAGCGTCCAATTACATTGAAAAAAATCAACTACAGAACAGCAGTTGACTTTAGCGGTAATCGTTACAAGTGGTCATTAAGTGACGACTCTACACAAACTCTACTAATTTTAACAGCAATCTAATTTAGGATTTAAGCATGGGACAGTTTTTTCAAGTTAACGGCGACTACAATATCAAAGCTGGTGAAGGTGCAACGATTAAGTTGGACACCGGTGAAGGTGTAGGCGAAGTTAGAGTAACTGGTAACTTAGTTGTTGACGGTGATACGTTAACTGTCTCTGCTGAAAATCTAAATGTACAAGATAACATCATTACTGTTAACTATGGTGAAACTGGTGCCGGGGTAACACTACGTTATTCTGGACTTGAAGTAGCCAGAGGTACATTAGATAATGCATCATTTACTTGGGACGAAGCAGACGATTCTTGGAACCTAAGAACTGGGTCTGGATATGGAACAAGTAAATTACGATTAAGAGAAATTCTAACAAATCCTGATACAGATGCCGGAGATTTGATCCTTATAGGAACAGGCACAGGTGTTGCTAAAGTATCAGGTACACTTGATTACGAATTGCAGGTTACAGACGACGATGATATTCCTAATAAGAAATACGTCGACGATGCAATTCAAACAAACCCAACATTCCAAATTCTAAGAAGCGACACACGAACTGTTGCCTTTGATAGTGGTGCTCCAGTAGCACCTGGATTATTTCCAGTTGGTCCTTATTATGTACAACCGGCAGAAAGTCTTGTGGCGGTCGTTGTCGATGACAATATTGTAGCACAGTTTTTTGGAAATAGAGCACAGCTTGCTGGAGTAACTTTCTTTACAGAAGATCCAACCCCAGCAAATCCGTTGATTCCTGATGCAGCAGTTATTCAAACAATTAATACTAATGCTAACATTAAATTAGAAACAAACGGAACAGGTAAAGTTGAATTTACCTATGCAGCTCAATTTAATAATATTGGCACAACTCCTGCAAGTGTAGCAAATTCAAGTTTACTATACGGTGGATCTGTTGGTGTAGGAACAACAGGTTTGTATTATACAAACACTGTTAAGACAGACGAATTAATAAGCAAAAACAAAGCTCTTGTTTTTAGCATGATATTTTAAGAGATAAAAGATGATATACAGCACAAGATTAACTACAACAGGCGATACCTTAGTTTTCACTAGTTCAACTACTGGTGCAGCAATTGGTGGCGGTGTAACAGGACAAACCAATGCTGTTACTAACATCATCGTTTGTAATACAGGTACTCCAGATTTAACTGACGAAACAGTTAATTCTACAACACTAACACTTAACTTAGTTTTAAGTGGAGGTGTTAGTTCTGATACAAATACTATTGTTAAAAATTTAATTGTTCCAGCAGGAGAAACAATTTTCTTTAGCGATGAAAAAATTATTTTAAGTCCCGGCGATCAAATTCGTGCTACATCTAGCACAAGTAATTTGTTAAGCATTACAGTGAGCAGCTTACAAGTATGAGATTCCTAAAACAGAAAACTCTCAGCAAATATAGTCCAAGCGATAATTCTTTGTTTACAAATGAATACGGAAGGGCTGTTATGGATCTATCTGGAGGGCTAAGACTTCCTAAAGGACCAACTTCTGCTCGTCCGCAAACTAGCGGAGTTAGGAACGGTAACGGTGCTAACGGGTTTATTAGATACAATACTACAACTAACTCTATCGAAGCATATATTGATGGAGTATGGGAAGTTGTTAGAGCACCGGGTGCAACAGCAATTACAAAACAAACTCTAGGTCCTGGAGATTACGTAGAAACAATCTTTGGACCATTGGATCAAAATCCTAGTTCTGAAAATAACATTCTTGTGTTAGTTGAAAACGTTTTTCAAATTTCAGATACAAACTATAATTTGTTATACAACTACCTAGGGTCGGGCGACACATACATTGAATTTACAGAAGCAGTTCCTTTAGATAAGAACATTACTATCTACTTTGGTTTTGCTAACTAAGGAAAAATATGTCTGAGCCATTTGTAGCACAACTTGGTAGAATAAGCGGTAAACTACTATCTGCTGATTTAGTAAGAAACGGTGTTGACTTAACATTTAGAAATGGCCCAACAGATGCAGATTTACTTTATCTAGATGTTACAGACAAGCAATTAGGAATTAACACAACACCGACGGTAGCATTAGATGTATCAGGCAACGGTAAAGTTAGTGATTCTGTAATTGTTGACGGTACACAGGCAAAAATTGATAATCTCAAAATTAATACAGATGGTTCGTTTGGATCAACAGTTGGCCCTATTATCATTGCACCTACTGGAGCAGATGCCTATGTAAGATACGGCAAAGTTCTAAATACAGATTTAGAAATTAAAGATAATTACATCCAAGCCACTACACTAAACAGCGATTTAGTATTAGATGCTAACGGTACTGGAAAAGTAGAATTTCAAAGCCCTACGGCAATAAACGGAAACTTAGACATATTCAGTGGAAGCATTAATGCTACCGGTGATGTTGTTCTAAAAGGAAAATTTTTCATCGGTGACAGCCCATTAGATACTGTTACTGTTACTCCTGATTTTAAACAAAGTATTATTCCTGGAATAACAACAACATACGATTTAGGTAAATCAACAAAACAATGGGATAAGGTATATCTAACAGATTTAAGTTATGTAGGATCAGTAACTACTACTGCGGTTACGATTAGCGAACAAACTTTGTTTACAGGCAACACAATTAGTACATTGCAAAGCAATGAAAATCTAGTTTTAGATTCTGATACTGGAAATATCACCTTGGAATCTTTAAACTTTAATCAAGGAGTAATTACCAATTTACAAAGTACTCCAGTTACACTAAGCCATACCGGAAGTGGTTATTTAAAAATAACAGACGAATCCGGTTTTGGAATTCCAGCAGGTAATACCAGCGAGAGGGTAGGTGCTGAAGTCGGTGAAACTCGTTGGAATAACGAAATTGGTTACATGGAATGTTTTGACGGAAGCGTTTGGCAAGTTGCTACAGGTGGCGGTGTTGTTGTAACATCAACCATCATGGAAGAATTTGGAAACATTTATACTCTCATCTTTGGTTAATTCTCCAATCTGACTAAATACTACTAATTGCAGCGAACGACCAATTTTCTGCAAGATTCGACTGTGGTAAACCAGCAAAGAGCGCAAGCTGAAAATTTGGTTATCGGTGAAACACCGGGTATTTAGGAGAGCGCATGGCTATTGGTCGTATTTCAGGTCCGCTCTTAAAGTCAAATCTTATCAGAGATGGTGTAGATTTAGCCTTTGAGACCGACTTACTCTATTTGGATGTTAATAATTCGCGCATCGGTGTTAATACCGGCTCCCCTCAATACGAACTAGATGTAGTAGGAACTACAAAAACAACAGACTTAGAAGTTACTAATCAATTAAACATTGGTAACTTTTCAATCTCCGGTAATACAATTGCCAGCACTCAACAAACTATTAATTTTACAGCTTCCGGTGGCGAAGTTACAGCATATCATTCTAGACTTCTAGTTAACGATATTGAAATTAATGGTAACACCATATCAACAGTTGCATCAAATGCAAATCTAGAACTTCGTCCTAACGGAACTGGCATTGTTGATATTCAAGCACCAGCATCTATAACAGGTAACCTTTCTGTAAATGGCAACATTACAGCCGAAGGCGATATTACTATTGGTGGCAATTTAGTTATAGGTGATAGTTTATCTGATGAAATCACAATCAATGCTAGCATTAAGAGTGACTTAGTTCCAGAGACTGATGCAATTTACGATTTAGGTTCTCCGAGTTATCACTGGAGAAACATATATGCTTCTAGCATTATTGCTAGTAATTTAAGTTTGAGCAGCTTCACTGTTGGTAGTTTATATCTAACTGATAACACAATTAGCACAACAGGCGGACAAAATTTAGTGCTTGATCCTAACGGTTCCGGTTCAATTAGAATTGGAAATTTTGCGATCAAAGACAACACAATCACTAACGTAGTTGCAGGATCGGTAACAGAACTTACACAATCAGGCACTGGTTATTTTAAGATTTCCGGAACAAATGGTTTTGTTCCACCAAGAGGTAATACAGCAGCTCGTCCATGGTCCTTATCAAGTGATCCACTTGCCATTGAAGGTATGACTCGTTACAACACAGATTCTAAAGCGTTAGAAATCTGGGACGGTAACGTTTGGGCAAGCCCGGCGGGTACTATTGGTGCAGTATCGGAATCTACAGCGATTGAAATCGCAATTCAATACGCATTGACATTAGGATAAGAGAATGCCAACCACATTTAAACATACAACTAACGCATCAATTGGAACAACAGCAGTTGATGTACTTGCAGTAGACACTGGATATAGAGCAACAGTTATTGGGTGTAACCTAGCAAACATTACTGAATATGATACAGTTAACATTGATGTTCTAGTATTTGGAGAAGATAGTGTTCCTGCTTACTATGTAAAGGGATTAACAATTCCTCCTAACAGTTCAGTAAAGGTTATAACAAACGGCGAAAAATTAATTTTGCCTGCTCAGACAGGACTGAGAATTGTTAGCGATACTCCAGATAGCGTTTCGGCAGTTGTAAGTTACGTTGAGATATCTTAAGGATTAAACTATGACAACAAATTATTATTTAGGTACTGATCCACAAACTAGATTAGGCGATACTCCTAGATTTTTCTATGCCTTAAGAAAAAACGAAAACGGTAGTTTATTTTTACAAAGAAGCGATCAGTTAAAAACCGACACGAGCATTGAGTTAAATAGAGTCGGGGATGAATCTGGAAATTATACAGATTTTGAAGTAGGCGTTGATTTCTTTGAAGGCATTGATGTTAATCATAATGCAGTATTTGAAAATTTAAAGTATCAACAATATCGTTGGGATAATAGACCTATGTTTTATTACATCGACGATGAAGGACAATTAGTAGCAGTTGTTAACAACGGTCATACCTACGATAACGGTGCATCAGAGGAATAATTAAATGGCAGAATTTAAACTTGGTAGGTTAAAATATACATGGCAGGGTGCTTGGTCTGCTCACAGCAGATACAATCCCGATGACGTTGTTAGTTACGGCGGTAAAGTATATACCAGCTTAGAAACTCATATTTCTAATGCAGATTTTTACAACGACTTAGAATATTACAACAATGACATTCCTCCATTGTTATCTCCTAAGTGGGAATTAATGACCGAAGGTGTAAGCTGGTTAGGAGAATGGACTCCTGATACATATTACAAGGTAGGCGATATTGTAAAACAAGGTGGTACTGTTTATCTTTGTGCAGTAGCGCACACATCGCAACCAGATGTTTCAACATTTGATTTAGATATTCAACATTGGACTGTTCAGTTAGTTTCTAAAAACTGGGCCGCTGATTGGGCTGTTGAAACTTTTTATACAGTTAATGATGTAGTAAGATACGGTGGTAGAACTTATAGATGTAATACATCTCATTTATCTGCAGGCGGCATTGCCGAAGGGCTGGAAGCATCATCATCGTATTGGGATGTATTTTCAGTAGCTGATGATTGGAAAGGCAATTGGACCATAGCTACAAGATACAAGGCTAATGATGTTGTTAAGTTTGGTGGAAATGTTTACAGATGTGAAGTATCTCATACTTCTGCCATATCTGCTGATTTGGGATTAGCTGCTGATCAAGGAAAATGGTCACTTGTATATCAAGGTATTGAGAACGTTGGTTCATGGCAACCTTCTACAGTTTACAAACTTAACGATGTTGTAAAATACGGATCGTATCTTTACAAAGCAACAGAGTTTCATACTTCCGGACCAACCTTTGCAGTTGCAAAATTTGAAGTATACTGCCCAGGACAAGAATATGATGTTGTCTGGGACGAATTAACATTATATCAACCAGGCGATGTAGTAAGCTATGGTGGTAATTTATACACATCACAAACAGTACACACTGGAGCAATTCCTAGTTCTTCAACAAACACTTGGGTGCTACTATTCCAAGGCGCAAGAATGCGAGGAGACTGGGTACTATCTACCGAATACCGATTAGGTGATGTTGTACGCAGAGGCGGCAACATTTATTCTTGCTTATTAGATAATGTTGGGCAAGATCCAGATTTCTTAGATGACGATAGTACAACAAATTCTACATATTGGGATTTAATTATTCCTGGAATTAAGTGGCGCGGCGTATGGACACCTGGCGAAACTTATTGGGCAGGTGACACTGTTGTTTGGGTATCTAGCTCTTACAGATGTTTAGACAAACATAGCAGCAATGATGGTAATCGCCCTGACGACGATGGAACTATTGGAGCTACCTTAGAAGGAAGATACTGGGCAAAGATTACTGACGGAAACATAATCAACAGATTAAAGAACGTTGGTGATATCAGAACATACGGAGCCACAGAAGACGGTAGCACTATCGGATTTAAGGCTCTATCAGTTGGCGATCAAGGACAAACTTTAACCAGCGTGTCTGGTGAAAATTCTTGGGAATATTTACAGAATTCTGATAAAGTTTATTATGTTGCAGAATATGGTGAAGATATTCCAACAGCAGGAACAAGTCCACAAAGCCCGTGGAGAACTATTAGATATGCAACTGAGCAAATTACAGGCTATGCAACAATTTTTGTTAGAACAGGAGATTACGAAGAAGTTCTTCCAATCCGTGTCCCAGCATTTGTAGCAGTTGTGGGTGAAGAATTACGTTCTACTACAGTTAAGCCAGTTGAAAATTTATTAGATGCAGGTTACATAGAAGTTATTTCTAATGTTGCAGCACAACTAGAATTATTAATCAACCGAGTTATTTTAGAACAACCAGTTGGGGATGAAATCCTTAACGTACCGGATTTAACTCTATACGGCGAAGTTCCACAAAATTTTGCAGGAACACCTGCAACTACTAGTGAAACAATCTCTGTATCAACATTGTTAGGTTTGTTTAAAAATAGAATTGACAATCAAATCAATGCAAGCATTACAGGCACACTAGATGCTTCAGCTAATGCCAATGTAATTAATGCTGCTGCTCAAATAACAAACAATTTAGATTTTATCAAGAATGAAATTAGATTGTATGCAGAGCAAAACTTTTTTGATTCTACTTTAGCAGCATTGCCTGCAAGATGGGAATCAGATGTTGAAAGAATTGTAAATGCAATTTCCTACGATTTAACATATCCAGGTAATTATAAAACTGTTGAAGCATCTACATATTTCATTAATGCTTCAACTCCAGCAAGAAACAAAGCCAGCAACATGTTCTTAATGAGAGACGGTACTGGTCTTCGAAACATGACATTGCTTGGTTTAGAGGGCGAACTGGGAGACATTAATTCTCTAGGAACTCGTCGTCCAACAGCTGGCGCATTTGTTAGCCTAGATCCAGGATTTGGTCCTAGCGATACATCAGCGTGGGTAGGTACAAAATCTCCTTATGTACAAAACGTTACTAACTTTGGTACTGGTTGTATTGGATTTAAAATCGACGGCGACCTGCATGGTGGTGGAAACCAAACTATGGTTTCAAACGATTTCACACAAGTATTAAGTGACGGTATTGGTGTATGGGCCAATGGTACAGGTAGAACAGAATGCGTTTCTGTGTTTACATACTATAACCATATTGGTTACCTAGCTACAAACGGTGGTAAGATTCGTGGTACTAACGGAAACTGCTCTTACGGTACATTCGGTGCTGTTTCAGAAAGTTATAATACTGCTGAAACACCAATTACAGCTTCAGTTAATAATAGATATTACGAAGCAGATGTTTATCAAGCAATAGTTGGACCAGATGCAGGACTTCAAAAGTTGTTCTTTGGAAATGCAGGTACTGGATATAGCACAGGAACAATGACAGTTACTGGTTCTGGTATCAATGCATCGTTAACTATGGACGAATTTAGAGACGGCGGCATTCAAGAAATTAGAATTGCTAACCCCGGCGACAGCTCTGCAGAAGGCGGATCTGGCTATGTATTCGTTACTAACTCGTCACAGGGTGGAGATGCAACTAGAGTTCAGCTTGCTGGCTCTGATGAAAATACTGCATCCATTTATAGAGGAATGAGACTACTAATTGGTAGAGGAACAGGTACTGGACAATATGGTTATATTGCAGACTACGACTTTACCGGAAAGTATGCCTACATTGGTAAAGAGTCAATGCCTCAAGTTACTGTCACGCAGACTGCATCTTCTGGTAATTTATTAACTGTTAGCAGCACTGCTCATCTAACAATTAACGATCCTATTATTTTTAGCGGGACAAAGTTTGGTAATATTGCTGATACAACAGTTTATTATGTAAAAACTATTCCAACATCAACTTCGATAACAATTAGTGCATCGTCCGGAGGTTCTGTATTTGGATTAATTAACGGAACAGGATCAATGACCCTGCACTCTGTTGGTTGGGAACATTTAGTTGAAGGCACACCAATTTTAAGTGCCTTGGATAGCAGCAGTAATTATTTTATTGAGCCAAGGATCACAATTAGCAGTCCAGGATTTACAACAACTAGTTCAACAATGCCTGCAAATAGGCAGTGGACTAGTGTTGCCGCAGGTCCTGATAGATATGTTGTTGTAGCGTTAGATACTAACGTTATGGCATATTCTATTAACGGTACAGCGTGGACGCAAGGCACAATGCCTGTGCAGGCATTATGGACAAAAGTAAAATATGTCGGCGGATTGTTTATGGCATTTGCCACAGGCGGTCAGGCAGCAAGATCCATAGACGGAATTACATGGAACTCAATGACTATGCCAGCATCTACTTCTGATTGGAGAGATGTTACATACGGTGCCGGTAAGTGGGTAGCAGTAGCAGGTTCTACAAACAAGTCAGCTTATTCCACAGATGGATCAACCTGGACATTATCAACACTTCCAGAAGGTGCAGATTGGAATTCTATCGAATACGGAAAAGGAAAGTTTGTTGCTACCGCAATGAGCGATTCTTCTGTATCAGGAGCAGCAACAGCGTACAGCACAAATGGAACTGATTGGACATTAGGTAATATCACACAAGGAAGTTATTCGTTAGCATACGGTAACGGAAGATTTGTTGCATTGTCCGGCGGCTATGCAGGTGCAACTGAAGTATCGATCAGCTTTGACGGTATTACCTGGACTGAAAGTACAATTCAAGCACAGGACTGGAGAGGTATTCAATACGCTCAAGGATTATTTGTAGCGATTTCTACAGGAAGTTCTACAGTTGGTTTGTCTAAAGATGGTAAAGTTTGGACATATCAGGATCTTGGTGCTACCGGACCATGGTGTACTATTACATTTGCAAACATTAGTAAACCGGGATCATTCTTAGTAGTTGGAGGTTTAACAGCTAACTCTACAGCCGCAAGATTGATTGCTACAGGTAGAACTGCTGAAGCTAGAGCAACAGTTGTTTCAGGAAGAATGGCACAAATTAGTATTTGGGAACCAGGTAGCGGATACACAAGTCCACCTGTTATGACAATCACTGATCCTAATAACAGTGTTGAAGTATTCACAAACGTTAGAATTGCAAATGGTGTTATTGCTAACCCAACAATTTTAGTCGCTGGTGAAGGGTATGAAACTCCAAGTACACGAGTTACTATTGTCGGTAACGGATACAAGGATCAATACCAAACTGGATCATATCTTGTTGTTGAAAATCTAACTCGTGTTCCAGGTCCTGGCGATAACGTTGAGATTGGTGGAATCAACGATTACACTTATAAATTGTTAACTGCTGAAGTATTGAGTGGTACTGCACCGAACATTACAGCAAGACTAACCATTGCTAAAGATCTTGGACGTGAAGAAAGTCCAGAACACGGCACACCGATGGTTATTAGACAGTTGTATAGTCAAGTTCGTTTAACAGGACATGATTTCTTAGATATGGGATTGGGTAATTATATTGAAACTAACTATCCAGACACATTAAATCCTGTTGGAACTGTCCTTGCTCCAGAAGACGAAGTTAGAGAAAGAAACGGCGGTCGTGTATTCTACACAAGTACTGACCAAGATGGTAACTTCCGTGTTGGAGAACTGTTTGCTGTTGAGCAGGCAACAGGAACTGTTACATTGAATGCACAGTTCTTTGAACTAACAGGTTTGGAAGAATTGAGAATTGGTGGATTTACAGTAGGTGGTTCGGGTGTTGTTATTAGAGAATTTTCAACAGACCCAACATTTACCGCAGATTCAAATAACATTGTACCGACACAACGAGCAATCAAAGCATATATGAATGCTAGGGTTTCGGGTGGTGGAGCTGATGCGATTACTGGACAGATTACTGCTGGTATTGTACAGATTGGACCAGATACAATTACAACCACAACGGGCGAAGAATTAATCTTTGATGCAAAGGTTAATTTTAGAGGTGGTATTGGCGGAACTTGGTTAGCACAGAGCTTGTATCTCTCATCAGGGGGTTAAGAGTTTAATGCTAATAAAGTTTTTGAATAAATATGAGTTAATGCTTGAATATGGAGCTATAAATGGCTGAATTTAAACTAGGTAGAATTAAATTTGTATGGAAAAACAACTGGGTAACCGGCCAAACATACTATAAAGACGATATCGTCGCATACGGTGGACGCACATACCTTTGCGTGGTAGGACACACCGCAGCTGGAGATTTCTATACAGACTTGGACAATGTTCCAACTAAGTGGAATCAATTCAGCGATGGCCAAGCCTGGAAGGGCGATTGGACCGGTACTACTCTGTACAAAGAAAATGACATTGTCAAATACGGTGGATATGTTTACATTTGTAATAATGGACATACATCGTCTGCAACATTAGAAGTCAATCAAGACGATTGGGATTTATTTGCAGAAAGTTTTGATTGGAAAACCAATTGGGCTACTGGAACTACCTATAAAGTAAATGACCTAGTTAAGTATGGTGGTCTAGTATACCTATGTAAAACAGCCCACACATCAGCAGCTACAGCTTCATTGGGTTTAGAGTTAGATCAAAGCAAATGGGATTTATTCTCAAAGGGTGTTGATTGGAAAGGCACATGGGGATCTACTACAAGATATAAAGTAGGTGATTTAGTTAAGTACGGCGGAGTTACATATGTTGCTAACGCAGGACATAACAGCCAAACATACTTAGAAGACGATCAATCTAAGTGGGATTATTTTAATCAAGGTATCGAATTCCAAGGTACCTGGACAGGTACAACACGTTATAAAATTAACGATGTTGTTAAAAATGGTGGCGGCACATATATTTGTACAGCTAACCACACAGCAACTACAAGTTTTGTAAGCGACTATTCTAACTGGGCACAGTTTGTCGAAGGCGTTGAGTTTGAAGGCGATTGGACAAGTGGAAACACTTATCAACCAGGTGACGTTGTACGTTACGGTGGTAATAGTTATATTGCTAAAAATGCACACGTGGCAGGATCTACACCTCCAGCAACACCATTTGATTGGGACTTGTTTACAACTGGTTTCAGATTGCAAGGCGATTGGAGTTCTGTTGTAACCTACAAGGTAGGTGAAATTGTTCGTAACAAAGGATTTACTTATGTTGCAATTTCAGATAGTACAAACCAAAAACCGCCCAGCGCAGCATGGTCATTATTGAATCAAGGTATTGATTGGGAAGGTAACTGGACTGCTGCTTCTACCTATGTTTTAGGTGATGCAGTTAAGTATGGACCAAACAGTTATATCTGTGTTCAGGCACATACTGCAACAACTGGAAGTGATCGTCCTGATAATGATATTACAGGTACATATTGGAATCTATTAACAGCCGGTAATGAAGAAAGCGTACTAACAACTAACGGTGACTTAGTTTACTATTCAGGAAGCGGCCCTACTCGTTTACCAATCGGTGACGAAGGACAGGTGTTAACCGTTGAAAGTGGATTGCCTACATGGAAATACTTTGGTAAAGTTAAAAATGTATTCTATGTTGCACCTCACGGTACAAATACTCCAGCACCAACATATGGTTCTACAATTGACAAACCATGGGCAAGTGTACGTTATGCTTGCGAACAAATCGAAAATGGCACAGAATATCCTAACGCAGCATATTTGCTAAAGCAAAACAGAACATTTATTCAGCGTGAAATTTACGAATGGGTAACATGGAACATTGCTAACCCGTCTGGTATCTGGACAGGCTTTGTAAATGACAACGGTGCATATTGCCAACGCGATATGGGATTAATTGTTGATGCTATCATCCACGATTTAACACATACTGGTAACGTTAAGATTATCGAAGCTACACAAACTTATTTCAATGCAGCAGGTACAGCGTTGATCACAGCTATGCAGGACGAAGGTCCACAGTTAGTAGCTGCCGTTAACTACGGTGTATCGTTAATCAACAGTGTATTGAACAACACAGCACCTGCAAGTAACTATCAGACATTAAATGGTATTGGTAGTCCAACAAAACAGATTATTGATTCTAACTACACAGCAGAAACAGACGCTGCTGATGTATGTGAAACATTGGCAGCTATATTAACTGATGCAGTAACAGCAACTACTACAGTTGGTTTACCAACTCTCGATTTGCCTAACTACACAATTAATATCAAGACAGGTCAATACTATGAAGTATTGCCTATCCGTGTGCCAGCAAATACAGCAATTGTAGGTGACGAATTACGTTCTGCAAGAGTTAGCCCACGTGGTAAAGTTGTTCCAACTAACGACAAAGCAAAAACTATTGCAACACTAACACGTTTACAGTCTATTACCGATGAAATTATCACTAATACTTCTGTAACTCCTACAAGTGGAAATACTGCAACACAATATACCAGCTTACAAAAGGCAGGTAGTACAGGAAGTTCTACAGCAGTTAGCTCAGTTGTTGCTAATGCGGCAGAAATCAAAGATATCGTTACTAACGGACTTGGTTCTGCAGATGCTTATGTGTATCCTGATCCAACTGGTTACGATACTGGTTATTCTAATGCACGTAGATTGATTCTTGCAAACAAGGCATTCTTAGTTTCAGAAGTTAGTGCATGGATCAATGCACAAATTTCTGGTAACATTAGTCCGTTTGTAGGATTCACATACAGCGGAACAAGACAAACAAAGTGCGAACGTGACGTTGGTTACATTGTTGACGCATTAGTCTATGATTTAACATACGGTGGTAACCTAGCAACTCAAATTGCTGCTCGTTCATATTACAGCTACGGAGTTTTTGTTGAACCTACAGCGGAAAAAGCTCCAGCACTAGCAGTTCAGGCACGTATTAAAGACATCATTGATAACATTGCTACAGGTAACACAGCAGGTTGGACAAAGACTACTGGTCTATCTCAAGATGTTAGCGGTACACCAGGATCAGCAGGTGCAGCATCATTTGCACAAGCTCGTATCCAAGAAATGTACGATACTATCGATACTGGTACTGAACCTACTACAATTGCTCCAAGTACAGCATGGGTAGCCGCAGCATTAGTAACAGCAAAATCATACTTGGATGCTGCAAAAACAACAGTACAATCAGATGCTGTACAATATATTAAGAGAGAGTATCCAACTCTAAACTTTAACACTACTACATGTTCGCGTGACGTAGGTTACATGGTTGATGCATTAGGATATGATCTAATGTTTGGTTCAAACTTCTTATCCATCCAAAGCGGAATGGCTTATTATAGAGGTTTAGAAAGTACAGGTATTGTTTTAGCATCTCAGAAAACTGAAACAATTGCAATTATTGATTTTATTTCCAAGAAAGCATCGTATGCTGTTGCTAGTGGCGCAGTAGTACAAGCTGATAATCTATGGACCGATATCATCAATTATGCTAATACTGGAACACGTCCAATCATTGTTGGTACAAACACTCCTACAACAGATGTTGATATCATCAATGGTGGAAAAATTCTTGAACTTAACAAAGAGTTCATGGTTGCTGAAGCCACAGCATATATTGCAAACACATTTAAAGCTACTGTAACAGCATCAACAGGTGCAACTGATACATTTACATGTGGATCACAGACTTGGATGGTTGCAGGAGATGCTGTAGTATTCACTGGCACAACATTCGGTGGTGTTAATACAACAACAACCTATTATGTTTTAGCTAGCGGATTAACAGCTACAACATTTAAAGTTTCGACATCATTAGACAGCACAACACCAGTCGACTTATCAACAGCAACTGGAACAATGACTGTTAAGTATTCTTACAATCAAGCATCTTGCGAAAACGATGTAAGACATTATGTTGAAGCAATTTCATATGATTTGATGTACACAGGTAATTATCAATCTGTTACAGCAGCACGTTTCTACAGAAATGCCTTAACTGGTTCTAAACTAGAAGATTTCTACCTAGTAAGAAATGGTTGCGGTGTTCGTAATCAAACATTAACTGGACTAGATGGTACATCCGACGGTGATACCACAGGAGCAGGAGATGCAGACGGTCTAACTGTAGCAAATGAATATGGAACACAACGTCCATTAGCTGGCTCATATGTTTCATTAGATCCAGGTTGGGGACCAAACGATAATAGAGTTTGGGTAACAACACGTTCTACATATGTACAAAACGTAACAACATTTGGTACAAGTTGTGTAGGACAGAAAATCGACGGCTCTTTACACGCAGGCGGACAAGATTCTATCGTTTCAAACGACTTTACTCAAGTATTGAGTAATGGTATTGGTGCGTGGATCACTAACTTAGGTCGTGCAGAACTTGTTTCTGTGTTTACATACTACAATCACATCGGCTATTTGGCTGAGAATGGTGGTAAGATTCGTGCTACTAACGGTAACAACTCTTACGGTACCTTTGGTTCTGTATCTGAAGGTATTGACGTTACAGAAACTGCAATCACTGGGCAGATTAACAATAGAAATACCGAAGCAGATGTTCGCCACGTTATTACAAACGGTAGCAACGTGTTATTATACGAATTTGGTAATGCAGGTTCTGAATATGCAAGTGCTACATTTACCACTTCTGGTTCAGGAACAGGTGTTGCCACAGTAGCAAACGAGTTCCGTGATGGCGCAGTATTCCAGGTTAGATTAACAGATCCAGGTGATTCATCTGGCCCTGGCGGTACTGGTTATGTTACTGCTGCTAACTTAGCACAAGCAGGAAACACAACTCAAATCACATTAGCTGCTGCTGATACAGCATCTAGCACAGCATATGTTGGAATGAGCATCTATGTTGTATCTGGTACAGGTGCAGGACAATACGGTTACATTAATACATACAATTCTGGTTCTAAGATTGCTACAGTTTATAAAGAGTCAACAGGAACAGCAGGTTGGGATCATGTAGTTCCAGGAACAGCTATTGCTTCAGCACTAGATGTTACTTCTAGTTATGAAATTACACCTCGCTTATCATTCACTGCACCAGGATTTACTAAGTCCTTAGCTGATATGACTGTTAGTGCAGGATGGAGCAGCGTAGTTTATGGAGACGGTTACGGTGTTTACACTGGACTATCGGCTACTGGCGGATCTGGTTCATTGGCAACATTTAATGTAACAAGAAGAAATGGTGTTTACACTGTATCTATTCTTGCAGGCGGTGCATTATACACTACTGGAAACACATTAACTATTGTAGGAACTAGCTTAGGCGGAACAACACCAGCTAACGATTTAACAATCACTGTTGGTACAGTTTCTACACCAAGCGGTGCTATTCAAACTATTTCGTCAAGCGGAACAGCGGTTACTCCTAAGTATGTTGCTGTTGCAAATGGATCTAGTACAGGTGCATATTCTTTAGATGGCATTACATGGACTACAATGACAATGCCAACAGCATCTGGTGATAAGTGGGTTGCTGTAACATACGGTGTTTATAATAGCATTGGACGTTATGTAGCAATTGCTAAAGATACGGCAGTTGCAGGTTATTCGTTAGATGGTATTACATGGTCTACAGCAAGTGCAGGACAATCTGCAGACTGGGCAGACATTACTTACGGTAATGGTACCTTTGTTGCAGTAGCTACTACAACTTACAGAACAGTATCAAATGACGGTGGCGCAACTTGGGCAGCTGGATCAGTTATGTCTGGTGCAAATTATGTTGCATACGGTGGTACACGATTTGTTGCAATTGCTCCTGGATTAACAAATTCAGCAGCATATAGTACTGCTGGTACATCTTGGACTACAGTAACTTTACCATCGAACGATGATTCGACTACATCCTCATGGAAAGGTCTAGCATACGGTAATGGTAGATTTGTTGCAATTTCTGATAACTCTGGAATGGCAGCATATTCGTTAGACGGTGCAACCTGGACTAAGAGTAATCTTCCAGGCATCTACGAATGGAGCTCAATCGGATACGGTCAAGGTCTGTTCTACGCAACTACCTTAGGCGATATTGCAGCTAGCTCACCAGACGGTGTAACTTGGACAGTTCGTGATGGATCTACAGCATCTATCAGTGTAACAACAACATCCAAAGATAAGATTGATGCCACATACACTGCAAGAACAATGCCAAATACAGCATACTGGACTGATGTGTTATGGGATGGTAGCAAGTTTGTTGCAATCGGACACGATAACTCTGCAGGTGCGTTCTCTGCAACAAGTACAGACGGCGATAGCTGGACTGCACGTACATTGCCGAACGTTTCTGGATTCTACACTTATACAGCAATTGCTTATAACGGTACAAATCAATACATTGCTGCAATCGCTGGCACACGCCATATTGCAACAAGTACTAACGGAACAAGCTGGACTGGCACAACTAACGCTGTTGCAACAGCAGGCGATTGGTCTGATGCAGTCTACGGTGGCGGAAAGTATGTATTTGTTAGCGGTTCGCAAAACAGAACAATGTACTCTACCGATGGCGTAACATGGATTAACGGTACAATTTCTGGATCTTATTCAGAATACACTGGAGTTGCCTACGGTCAACCAGCTGCTACTGCTTACTATGTTGTTGTAACAGGTAGCACATCAACAAGTCAAGGTGCAGCTTACTCTACAGACGGTATTACATGGACAGCCGGTAACACATTGCCAAGTGCAGATTACTGGAGTTCTGTAGCCTACGGTGGTGGTAGATTCGTAACTGTTGCTGGTAACACTGGTGCAGGAACATCTACAAAGGCAGCTTATAGCTCGAACGGAACAACATGGTCCGCAGCTACAATGCCAGGAGCAGCAGCTCGCTGGATTAAAGTAGTCTACGGCGGCGGTGGATTCACAGCATTTGCATATAACAGCAATAGAACTGCTTACTCAGCAGACGGTATTACTTGGGTTGAAGGTCCAACACTTTCATCCACAACTAACTGGTTTGCAGCAGCATATGGTAATAGCAAGAACGTTGCAATTGCAACAGGCGGAACTCCAGTTGCTGCTAGCGGAACATTTATTCTAAATACAAACTATCTAACAACAGCAAGTACAGCTTCGTTGAATGTTAACGATAGAATTAGATTTACTGGAACACGTTTCGGCGGTGTTGCTGATAGCACATATTACTTTGTTAAGAGTATTCCAAGCGCAACAGAGTTTACACTTTCTACATCTGCAGGTGGAAGCACCTTAGTACTAAGTACAGGAAGTGGCACAATGCCAGCGTTAGGAAGTAAGAGCTTCTCAGCTTCGGCACTTGGTAACTATCAAGGTTCTCCACGTTGGGTAGCAATAGCAACTAACAGCCAGGCAGCTCAGAATATTGTACAAGGTGCAAAAACAAGAGCTCGTGCTTATGTTAGTTCGAACCAAATTACAGAAATTTGGATTCACGAACCAGGTTCGGGATATTCATCTGCTCCAACTATGACAATCACTGATCCTAACAATACTGGTGCAGATGCAACTACACAAGTAAGATTAGGTAATGGTGCAATTGCACAACCAATGTTCACAAACAGAGGTGCTAACTATTCAGCAGCGGCTGCTGATATTACCGGTGACGGATATGCAGATAACTATCAAGTTAGTGCATATGTTGGATTCAAGAATCTAACAGGTATTCCAAAAGCTGGTTCTAACGTACAACTTGCAGGAATCGACGATGTATGGTATAGATTGGTTAACGTAACTAACTTGTTACCAAACCAAGATGGTACATACAATGCTACATTGCAGATCAGTCCAGCACTAGGCGCAGCAGAAGCACCAGAGCATGAAACTGCTACAACAATTAGACGCAGATATAGTCAGGTTCGTTTAACCGGACATGACTTATTAGATATCGGTACAGGTGACTATGTTACTTCTAACTATCCAGGATTGCCGTTAACAGATCCAATTCCTGCTCAAGAGTATAAACAATCCAATGGTGGTCGTGTGTTCTACACAAGTACTGACCAAGATGGTAACTTTAGAGTTGGTGGACTGTTCAACGTTGAGCAATCAACTGGTGTTGCAACATTGAATGCTGACGCTTTCAACATTGCAGGTTTGAACGAGTTGAGTCTAGGTTCTGTTGCATTGGGCGGCGCAGGTGCTACGATTACTGAATTCAGTACAGATCCATTCTTTACACAGGATTCAGATAGCGTTATTCCTACGCAACGTGCGATTAAAGCGTACATTACCAGCCAAATTGGTGGAGGTGGTTCTAGTTTGAACGTAAATACCCTCACTGCCGGTGTGATTTATGTCGCTGGGCAGACAATTGCTACAACTACAAATGTACAAATTAACATAAATACAAAGGTAAACTTCAAGGGCGGCATTGCTGGTGATGCACTTGTATTAAATTACTTTTTACTAAACAATTGATGGAGAAAAGATAAATGGCAACAGGATTATTAGGTCAAGCGGCCTTAACAGCAGCAACATATACCACCGTTTATACCGTTCCAGTAACTACTTTTACCGTGATGTCTATTTCTGTGTGCAACAGAGGTACAACAACAGCAACGGTAAGAGTAGCACTAGCAGCGTCCGCAACCCCAACTAATGCAGAATTCATTGAATATGATGCACCGATTGGATCGAATGGCGTTCTAGAAAGAACCGGTATTATGATGAATGCGGGTAAACTTTTAGTTGTCTATACAAATAGTGCTAACGTATCTGTTAGCGCATTTGGTATAGAAACTTCTACAATATAAGGGAGTAGATAAAAATGGGAAGACAAGTATCATCCTTCGGAACTGATAGTGTAACAAATAGAACGCTAACAACCAGTACAACAATTAATGCCGGCGAAAGAATTTTCGCTGACACAACTGCTGGAGCATTCACAATTACATTACCAGCCAGTCCAGTAGCAGGTGACACTGTTCAAATTATTGACGTGGCAGGAATTTTTTCCACTAACAACGTAACAATTGGTAGAAATGGAAGCAAAATTCAAAACTTGAGCGAAGACTTAATTTTGAATTTGAATAACGCTGCAATCACAATGATTTTTAGCGGTGCAACTTACGGCTGGGTCTTTGTTGGGCCTTAATTAGGAATATAAAATGGCGAAACTTTCTGATCTACTATCCACTAGAGAGATCACCGCTTATCAGGAAAACTTACAAAAAGGTAAGATTTACACTGTTACGGGCATGGCAGGTATGTATGCTTGTATCAGATCCGACTCACAATGGTGTTGGAATTCACCGGGATGTGGAATAGCAGTGATAGAAACGTGGGGAGCCTCGGGTACAGGCTCTTGTAACTGTTGTTGCGGAGCTGGTCTCCCAGGCAACACAGGTGCATACTCAAAGAAAACAATTGCAGTAACACCTTGCAGTAACGTATTTGGACGTCCAGGCGTTGCATGTAACGGCTCAGGTCCAGGATTTTCCTTTGCAGGATGTTCCGAAGGCACCTGCGTTGTATGGCAAGATGCCAGAGACTTGCAGGGAAATACCAACGGTTGTATATGTTCACAAGGCGGTGCAGCAGGTAAATCTTGCTGTTTCGACGGTGGCAGTCCATACTGCTGCTTTGCTCTTGCTGGCTACTGTGCTACATTAATCTGTAACTGCTGCGGTATTATTTGTAATCATTGCCCTGGATTATTCTGGGCATGCGGCTACGGCGGCGACATTAACTGCTGCGGATGCTTCGGTAAAATGGAATTTAGAGGCGGACAACACATGTGTACATGTTACTTCGTTGAACTAGTACCATATGCACCACACGTCTTCTCAGAAGAAGGTGGTTGGTTGGCATTCCCGATTGAAAACGATCACGGCAATAGCAACTGGGCAGGAGCCGGAATGGGATCTGCTGCTCACGTATTAAATTCTACTTCTAAATCTCCTTCCGGTGGCCAACCATGGTCATCATGCTGGAGTGGATCTAGATTCTGTACATGTTACGAATCACATTCTTGTATGAATTTCATGCCATACGGTGTTGCAGGTACTGCGGCAACAGTATGTCCAGGTGTTAGAGACTCTGGTCGTCGAGGTGGTGCAGGTGCTATTAGAATTACATATAGAGGCACTAACGCAAACGGCGAAGTTCCACAAAGACTTGGAGACTTTTAATTATGGCATTATTAACACAATTACTGGGAAACAGAGAATTAGCTTGGGAAGACCAGTTAGAAAAAGGCCGTATTTGGGCTTATGGAGACGGAAACGAATACACACCATTGTGTAATGGTTTTTGTTTTAAGCCGCCTGGATGTGGAAAAGTAATTATTGAAATCTGGGGACCAGGCGGAAGTTCTGGACGCGGCTGCTGTTGCGGTAATGCTATGCCTAGTAATCCGGGCAGTTACACAAGAAAATGTATCTGCATGTGCCCAACTAACTATATTTGTGGTTCGATCGGTCGTGCTTGCGGTGATACTCCTGCATATAGTAGAGGAGATACTGAACCAGTTCAAGTTTGTTGGACAGGTTGCGCTCCAAACCCATTATACGACGGTGGTTTAAATACTAGAGTTAGTTACAATTCATGGAAAGGAAATAATCCATGGGGTGTTGGCAACGGAGAAACACTAGGCGGAATCCAACAATGCGAAGCATTAGCTTGGAACAGACGTCCATCTGCAACTGGCGGTACAACTGCTATTTGTTGTGCGGCAGGCGCCCAATGCGGTTGTTTGTGCGCTCAAGGTGGTAAGTCTGGACAATTCTTATGTACAGACGGTGGTATGAGTACATTTAACTGTATGATGCAGTCTAGATATTGCTCAAAGACTATCCATACTAGAAACGTATGTACACTATGGGCATGCGGTATTGTTTGTAACATTTGCGGTGATTCACAAATGCGTTATGACATGTGCGGCGTTAAATGTGCATTCGGTGGTGATATGAACTGCTGCGGTTCATTCTCTTGCTTAAGAACATTCCAGTGCGCAAACAATAACCAAAGCTGTATGAATCAATACCAACAGGCAACACCTGCAATGATGTATGCTACAGAAGGTGGTGTGTTTACATATCCGCATGATCACGATACTCCGGCATCACCAACATCAGGTGGTCCAGTTTTAGGTCAATCATCTGGCTTACAAACACTATCTAGAGCTCCATCGCACATTCAAACAACATGGTGTTGGACTGGTGGTAGAGCATGTGGTTGTTACGAAATGTTTGGTTGCGTTCCTTGGGCTCCGGCAGGTATGGGCGGCTATCCAGCAAGTTCTTGCAGTGACGTTAGAGATCACGGTGGACGTGGTGGTATGGGCTTTGTAAGAATCAAATATGTACCAACAGACGGAGGCAATACGTACTAATATGGCTAACTTAAAAACATTAGTTGAAACTAAACTCAACCAAATCGATACAGATGAGATCGGTTTAGAAAAAGGACAAATTACTACATTTGTCCCCTCAGGTTCTGCAGGTACACAATTTTATCCAAGCGGTATATTTTGTTGGGTTGCTCCAGGCACCGGTAAGGTAATTATCGATGTTTGGGGTGCAGGCGGTTCAAGTCCTTCTATTCGCTGCTGCGGTGTAGGACTTCCTGGCAATCCAGGTGCCTGGGCACGTAAATGTATTTGCGTTGTAGCAGGTTGTCAAATCTGCGGACAAGTAGGTATAAGTTGTGGTAACCCAGAAACATTCTGTTTCAAAGGATGTTCTGAACCAACACAAGTTTGCTGGACAGGTAAAAACAAAGACACAGGAGCTGCTGCAAACGGTTGTATTTGTGCTCAAGGCGGCCGCGGAGGTACAGCATATTGTGCTCCTGGTTCTGCTGCGGTATTCTGCTGTTTCCAAAGCGGTAACTTCTGTGTTACTGCATTGTCGAACGGTACTTGCGGTATTGTTTGTAACTACGGTAGCGGTACAGGATCATGCTGTGCAGAAGCATATGGTGGAGACATTAACAAGCGTGGTGGATTTAGCTGTGCTACATTCTGGACTTGCTACTCTAACTGCCCTTGTTCAACACAAGCTCACGTTGCTATTCCTCCGGGCTTATTTGCTTGTGATGGTGCTGTAGTAACACACGGGTTTGAAGGTGATAGTGACTATTCACAGTGGAACGGATCTGGATATCACCAGTTCATCTTCCAGTTAAATGCACTAAGTCGCACTCCTCTAAGAGGTCATCCATTAACTAGTTGCTGGGTTTCAAATAAATCATGTGGTTGCTATCAAATGCAAGCATGTATTCCGTTGTTCCCAACAGGAACTGGCGGCACAATGCCAACACCATGTGGCGATCACTGTAACTTTGGCTGGAGAGGCGGTTACGGTGCAGTTAGAATTAATTACATTCCGAGGTAAAAATGAAAAAGAAATTTGTACATCAATTACCGGATCAACCATATAAGCAATCTGCTAGTAAGAATATTACAGTAGAATGTGAATATGATGGTCCAAGATATTTGTTGTTAAGAATCAACGAAAAAACTGGTACAGTCTTAATGGCTGAACGCTATAGTAATGATGAAGGTTTCTTAGAAACTACTATCGTTGACGACGGCGACGAGTTTGATTTCGTAGTATTAGATACAAACGATCATCCGTGGGAAGCAGCGTATATTACGCATAGCTATACTCATGGTGAAGTTGCAGACTACGAAGAAACTCTACCAACAGGTGAAAAATATTCATATACATATCCAGACGGCACTGGCGTTATTGCAGCATGTCATGCGATTGAAGGATTAAAATATGATAAAAATTTAAAAGTTTATACTAAACCTAAGTTTTTAGTTCATCCAATTACTTCTGTTGATTTTTGGATTAGTAATGCTAATCAACTAGAGCAAATTGAAAGAGTTCTAGCTGGCGATCTTACTAACTTTACCGATGAAAGAATCACTGAAATTAGATCTTACAGAGATTATCTAGCAACTTTAAAAACGAAATACAACGGTGTTGATCACTGGAAGATTCCGTCTCCGAAGTATCCAGATCTAGGTTAATTCTTAATTTAACTCAGAATAGGCTTTGTGTTTATATCCGCGAGGATATATAGCAACACAAGGCCTATTTTATTGGAGTTTAAATGACAAGATCTAAAGCGTTCTTTATTAACGGTGGAGCTGGCAGGATGATTTGCTCAATTCCTGCGTTTGAGAAATATGAAGAAGAATCCGGAGATAAGGATTTTATTATTGTATGCGAGGGTGGAACAGATGTGTTCAAAGGTCACCCAAAGTTAGACCATAGAGTCTATGATATTTGGCACAAAAATTTGTTCCAAGAAAAGTTAAAAAACATGGATATTGTCACAACAGAACCTTACAGGATCTGGGAGTACTATACACAACAGTGCTCAATTGGACAAGCATTTGACATCCAACTAAACAATAAAGGTATTAGAGCACTACCTAAACCAACATTAAGTTTGTCAAAAGACGAATTATTAAATGGTAGATTTGTCATTAGTGAAGTTAAGAAAAAACTAAAAAAAGAAAAAGTTGTTGTGTTTCAACCATTTGGCCGTGGTATTGAATACATTGACGAAACGCTTGTTGATAAGACTGGTAGAAGTTTTGAACTTAAAGATATTAAATCAATTATTAAAAAATTGCAAGACAACGGTTATGCAGTTATCTTAATGAGTGAATTTAAAGTAGACTTGTCTGATGCCAAACTAAAAGACGAAGTAGCAACTCCTGAAAATACAAATATTAGAGTTTGGTCCGCAATTATCAAATATGCTGATCATTTCTTAGGCTGCGATAGTCTAGGACAACATCTTGCATATTCTGTAGGTACCCCAACAACAGTAGTAACTGGAGCAACATATCCAATCAACGTAAGCTATCCTGATACAGAAGGTGTTGAAGTATTAGATATGGGTGAAGTTGATAGAGAATATAGTCCTATTAGAATTACAATGGACGAACGCATCGACAGAAAGAATGAAAAATTAATGACGATGAATGAAGAGATAACTAAATTAATCGTAAATTACGTTTTAGGGAAAAAAGAATGACAGTAACTTCAGTTAAGAAAAATAACAAAAAACCAGTATGGATTGCTGGTATTGCTCGCGGGCATAATGCTGGCATTTGCTTGCTAAAAGACGGAGAGATTGTTTTCTCTATCGAAGAAGAACGCCTAAGTCGTCAAAAGTATGACGGTGGTCCTCTAGCATCTATGGTTAAGATTCTAGAATATACAGATAAAATTGATTATCTAGTAATTGCGCATACACAGTCTATCTACGAAACTGCTGGTAAAGTTGACTATTCTGGAGATGATATGTATACAGCCCTAGCAAGAAAGCTAGGACTAATTAGCAGAAAAGTAAAAGATCCCCATCGCCATCCGCAGGTAATTGATGTAAGTCACGTTCACCATAAATTACATGCTGCCTGTGCTTTCTATCGTAGTGGTTGGGAAGATGCAGTTGCTCTAATTGTTGACGGTGCTGGTACATTCTTTCCGTTTAGCGTAAATGAATCTCACGTATGGTATTGGGAAGTAGAATCAATTATTGATTGTGCATACCCTGCTGAATTTAAAACAGTTCGTAAACATTACGGTACTAGAGATCCGTTGCCTGCTGCATATTTGCCAGAATTTTCGTCAGATATGTTAGGTGAACAAGGTAGTACACACGAAGCATGGATGACTGATCGTGCTGGTATTGTTAAAGTCTATGAAGGTGTCACAGAGTACTGTGGCTTCTCATCCATCGAAGCGGGTAAAACTATGGGACTATTCCCCTACGGTAAACCTAACGACAAGATTCCACCGTTGTTTGATAAAATCGGTGATACGTCTTTCTCAAATAGAAACTTATTTGTCCCAAGATACCCATCGGGAAGCACTGTTAATACAGCCCTAGTAGAATTTTTAGATACTAATGCTGGGCCAGACGAAGACATTACTTTGTTGGAAAATCGTAGAGATTTAGCATATGCTTGCCAAACACAATCGCAAGATGAAGTTGTAAAACTAATCAAAATGGCTGTAGAAAAGTCTGGTAAGAAGCGTGTTGTTATCAGTGGCGGCTATGGATTAAACTGTGTTGCTAACTATCATTATTTGAAAGAGTTAGAAGGCACAGGTATTGAGATTTATGTTGAGCCAATTTCGAATGATGCAGGTACTGCTATGGGTGCAGCATTGATGTTCTGGCATAGCATGTATAACGATAACACCATTAGACCGTATGGTTCACTATATCTAGGTCCAGTACATACCTATACAGATTCTCAAATTTCTGAAAAGGTAGCAGCAGTTGAAGGTGCAACTGTAGTTGATGCCACACACAAAGATATTGTAGCTTTGTTACGCAACAAAAAAATCGTTACAATGTTCCAAGGACGCAGCGAAAATGGACCACGTGCATTGGGTAATCGAAGCGTATTGTTCAATCCTACATACGAAGATGGTAAAGATTACGTAAACGAAGTTAAGCGTAGAGAGTATTTCCGTCCGTTTGCAGGTACAATCTTGCAAGATGATGTCCATGACTGGTTTGATCTACGTGGTAAAGAAGACAGCCCACACATGATGTATGCTGTAAATTGTAAAGAAGGTGTTGCTGAAAAGATTCCTTCAATTATTCACGTTGACGGATCTTGTAGAATTCAAACTGTTACACAAGAACAGAACAAACACTACTACGATTTAATCAAAGCATTTAAGGACGAAACGGGTATTCCGATGTTGTTTAACACTAGCTTTAACCTAGGCGGCGAGCCTTTAGTTGAAACGCTAGATGATGCAATTTGGACCCTGGAACAGTCGGATATAGAATACTTGTATTTGCCAGAATACGGTAAGCTAATTACGATTCCTAACTAATAAAAGCCCCATAAGGGGCTTTTTTATTTTCTGATAAATAACTTACTATGCTAAATTTTGCTAAATTCTTCTTCCAAGGTATTAAAAATACTCTCCGTGTACAAAACGGTGTAAACTTTGCCTACAAAGGTCCGTGGCAAAGCGTTATCGGCGACACTGTTATCGACGAGTGGTACCTGGGCGATTTTATGGCAGCGGAATATACCATAGTAATTGATGTGGGAAACACTAGAAAAGAGATGGTCAAATGTTTGCTGATTGCAGGTCCGGAACAAGCAAACGTAACAATCTACGGTAGAACTAACCTCAATGAAAATCTAATAGATCTTACTGCTACAGTAAATGCATCAAAAGTACAACTAGTTGCACATCCTGCTTCTAGCCCTACAGATAGCACCTACGATAATTCGTCTTTACTCGTAGGATCTAAACTAATATTCAGCGCAAATTACTATCACACGATTAATGATCTCACATCATACTAACTTCTTAGCCCGTATAAATATAGATATACAGTCTTTGTAGAAGTCGAAGTTGGAAGAATAGCGGAGATCTAAATGTCAGTCAGATACATACCTTTTGAGTCTAAAAGCGGTTTTAAAAGTCCGGGATTCCTAGCGGACGAAGCAGGCAACGTTACAGTGCAGTCGTTAACCGTGGCTGGAGCAAACGGTGCTATTATTAGAGCTGACGAGCTTTATATTCAAGAAATCCAAATACTAGAAGGATCACATTTAGATTCTTCGTTGGTTGCACTAGGAAGTCAAATTATTGGAAGTTCTCTAAAAATATTAGGAGAATTAGATTTTTTAAATGTTGCAGGAGACACTCGTCTTGGCAATGTCCTAAGCCCTTCTATAACTATTGTTGACGGACAAGTTACTGTTAATAGTATTGAAGTCGGTTCTATAGATAATGTAGATATTGGTTTACAAACTCCCGGAGCAGCAGCATTTACAACAGCGGATGTTGGTGTCGGTGGTTTAAATGTAGAAGGTGATGTAGATGTTACGTTAGACTTGACAGTTGGCGGAACAACTACAATGGGCGGCGATTTAGCATTGGCAAATACTCCAACTGCTAGCAATCACGCTACTAGAAAAGATTATGTTGACGCAAGAGTTAGTGCGTTTGCAATTGCGTTCGGCGCATAAGGAAAAAGATAAATGGCTAAGAAACAGATAAAAAAATATGTATTTGAACCCGGTGTTAGTAAAGATGATAATTTACTACCGAATGCCGTTGCATTATTGATTGCTAACAAAGCATTCTTGCAAGCACAGGTTGTAGCATTTATCAATGATCAGATTGCTAACGATATTGCACCGTATGAGGGATATACATATGCATCGTCTAAATGTTCTAGAGATGTTGGGTATTTCATTGATGCTGTTATAAACGACTTACGTTATGGCGGTAATGTTAAATGTAGACAAGTTGCAGATTACTTTTGGATCGACGGTGAACCGCAAATTAGAGGAGATGTTAGTCCAGAAATTACAGGACAAGCATATCTAAGAGATGTCATTAATAATTTTATCTTTACTAATACAACAGTAACACCAGCATATGGACAGGTTGCAATTCAACAAGTAAAGTATGTAGGATCTGATGCAGAACCAACTGCATCAAGCAGAAACACTTCATTGTGGAGTGTGTTTAGTACAGTTATCTCTCAAGGCACACCATATATGCCTGCAAAGATTCCTGGAGTCAGTTCTTTAAGATTGATTGGTAAATATGATCCTACTGAAATTTTGTTAATTACTAACACAAATACAGGACAAATTCTTTACAATTTTGCTGACGAAAATAATTCGTTAACAGTTGAATATAAAACAGGACGTAGTAGCGGTGACGGTGAATTATTAAGTGATGTTGATTTTGTTCACTGGTGGCATACTTCCGATACTATCACTACAGTTAAACTTTCTGTAGATACTAGCACATTACAATCATCCGCTGATATTCAAATATTCGTTGAAGAACCAAGCCAACAAATTCGTCCATGGGAATTTGGAACGGACGCTATTGAACGTATGCGTGTTGCACAGCCACAGGCCATGCTTGACGCGGACTTTGAATACGGACTACAGCCAACTAAGTGGCAAGCTCTTGGTTTGATTCGCGGATATCCAAGTATCTTTGAAATTCCAGGTACTGATTTATCTGTAGTTTCTATTACTACTGATGCATCTTCTAACACAGGTTACTTTGGTTCTTCTTTAATTACTGTTACAACTTCTGGTACACACGGATTTTCAGCACAACAACCGATTACAGTTAAAGGCTTATCTGCCTCAGTTGGAGGATTTGCAAGAGCTGAAGGTTCTTTCTTAGTCTATAGTGTTCCTAGTTCAGTAAGTTTTACATATTACGCCAGTGCTAAAGTTGGAACATTAGCAGGTGAAAGTTTATATACATCGTTTGTACAAGTTAGACAGGCTGGATTTTATACCGGTGCATCAATTGGACAGCCAACATTTTCTGTGTACAGCAATGGAACAAATTTAAACATTCTATCGAAATTTGATACTACAGTTGGTGCGTTTACTATTGCATTTGATGGTACAGCCCCAACACCGGGTAGTCCTATTTCTGGTAGTCCTGCGTTTACAGCAGGTACATCTGTATCTGGTGTTGTTGGTACTACTACTGTATCTGCACACGTTAAGAATACTGTTGAATCAGCAACAGACACTTCTATTACTGTAGTTGACACTACTGGTATTCAGCAGTCTATGGCATTAGAAAGTTATACAGGAACTGCACTATTCGTTAACTCATTAGCTGGTAATACATTATATTTGTCCGGACAATTGGGTCAAACCTTTGTAGGAGCCAACGGTACTAATACTGGGGTAAGCGGAACGAATATTCAAGGTACTGGAGTTGGGGCAACATTCAATGTTTCTAGATCTGCAGGAGCATATACGATTACTGATTCCGGAGATAGTGCATCAAACGGACAAAACTACGCAGTTGGTGACAGAATCGTAATTGCTGGTACTGATCTTGGCGGAGCTTCACCTACTAATGATGTTATTCTTGCTGTTACAGGAGTTGACAGCGGTGGATCTATCACTGCATTTAACCATACTGGGACTTCGATTACCGGTGGCGGAACATATACAGCAGTACCACAATCACTTAGTGATAACATCGGTATTGGCGCAACCATAACTGTTGTTCGAGAAGGTGGAACAGGTGCTTATACTATTTCATTAGTTGATGGTGGTAGTGATCATGCTCAAGGTGATACTGTAACATGGTATGGTACTAGCTTTGGTGGTTCAAGTCCAGCAAATGATATTGTTATTCAAGTTGATGGCGTAACAGCCGGAGCAATTGTTGATTATACTATTATTGGCACACCAGTCGGCGATACTGGCAATGCGGCATATACATCGGTTGCAGGTACAAATCAAACAGTATCAGGAACATCTGCGGTATTTACAGTTACAAGAACAGATGGTTTATATTCAGCAGTTGCTACATCGGGTGGCACTGGTTATCAAACTGGTAATAGAATTTTAATCTCTGGAAATGATCTTGATGGAACATCGCCAATCAATGATTGTATTTTAACAGTAACCGGAACTAATGGCGATGCTATTAATTTACTTACTGCTTCTGGAACACCTTACGACGGTGATACAATAACTGTATACCCTACACTAACAATCAGTGAAGCATTAAACACTTCGTTGGCAGATGGATCTACACTAAACGTTGGTGCTATTCCGACAATTCAAGTAGACTTTAATTCTAATCACGGTCTAGTACCGGGCACCACAATATTAACAAGTATCTCATCTACCCCAGCACCGGGCTTCACAGCAACAAATCGAACATTATCAGCAACTGGTTCTTGGACTGGTGTGTCTTTTGCAGGTGGAACATGGGTTGCTGTAAAATCAGGTAGCACTGATTCTGCTAGATCGATTGACGGACAAACTTGGTCCGCTGGAGGTGCATTACCATCTAGTACAACATGGACATCAACAGCATCTGGATCAATAGGCGGTACTGTTTATCATGTTGCTATCGCAAGTGGCGGTACAGCAGCAGCATATAGTATAAATGGTGGACAAGTATGGACCGCAGCGACATTACCGTCGAGCTCAACATGGTCTTCAGTTACATATTATAACGAAGCATTTGTTGCTATCGCTAGTGGTGGTACAGCAGCAGCATACAGCTTGAACGGAACAACATGGACAGCGGCTACACTACCTTCTAGTGGAACATGGTCTGATGTAACTGGCGGATTGATCGGTACTTCGGCATACTTTGTAGCGGTTGCTAGTGGTGGTACAGCAGCCGCATACTCTGTTGATAACGGAGCTACTTGGACAGCTACAGGCGCATTGCCTGCAAGTACAACTTGGAGCACTATTGCATTTGGAAATAATAGATTCTTAGCTGTGGCAAGAGCAACTACTACTGCTGCATATAGCACAAACGGAACAACATGGACTTCTGTAGCACTTCCTACTAGTGCTAACTGGAACTGTTCAGCGTTTGGTGATGATTCATTCCTTATTATTGCAGACGGTGGTACACAGGCATTAACATCATTTAGTGGTGAGACAGGAAGTTGGGTTGACAGAACACTATCTGCAACATCTACTTGGGAAGAAGTTGCCTATGGTAACTTATCAGGAATTGGTAGATTTGCAGTAGTTGGAGCAACTAACGCAGCTATGAGCATTGATTTACAATCAGCAAACCATCAGCTAGCAACTGGTCCACACGTAGTTACACAAGTACCAAGCGCAACAAGTATTAGATATCCTGCAAGAACAACGGGAACAATTAATACTACCGCAGGTCTAACCGGAGTATTATATGCCCGTCCAGATAGCTTCTTTACACATAGACCATTTGACGGTGGTGTACAATTAGGCACAGGTAATCCAAGTCATGGTGCTCAAGCAATTCGTCAAAGTAAAAAGTATATTCGTTACCAATCTGGTAAAGGTATGATGTATACAACAGGCGGATTATTTGCACCTAGCTATAATTTATCATCTGCAATTGCATTAAACACAGAAGTTAATAGTATTATTACATTTACATGTGATGATACTGATCACGGATTACAACCAGGAGCAGAAATCGAAATTATCGGAATGGTTTCGTTTGAATTTAACGGTGATTACATAGTTGAAAGCATTGTGGATGCTAGAAGTTTCCGAGTAAGATCACATAGTGTCTTAAGCAGTACATCTGGATCATTAGGTACAGATTCTAAAGTAGTTCTAAAACGTTGGCATGGAGCCACTGTTCGCATTGGAGCATTTGACGAACAAAACGGATTATTCTATCAATATGATGGACAAGAGATGGCTGTTGTTAAACGTAGTAGTACAAATCAATTGTCTGGAACTGTATCGGTTAATATAGAAAGCAATGCAGTTACTGGCATAGGTACAAGGTTCCAAGATCAATTAAAGGTCGGCGATAAAGTTGTATTACGCGGTATGAGTCATATTGTTACTAGTATCTTAAACCAAACACAACTAACATTTGCACCTGATTGGCGCGGTGCTAACAGTATTGTTGGCGCAAGATTGTGTATAACTCAAGACTTGATTATTAAACAAAGTGACTGGAACATGGATCCAATTGATGGAACAGGTCCAAGCGGGTATAACATGCTTCCATGGCGCATGCAGATGTTGGGTATGCAGTATTCTTGGTACGCGGCTGGTTTTATTGAATGGATGTTGAGAGGTCCAGACGGTAAGTTTGTATTCCTACATAGACTTCGTAACTCAAACGTTAACACAGAAGCATATATGCGTACTGCTAACTTACCAGTACGTTATGAAGTTGAAAATGCTAGTGCAAAAAGCAAATTAGTTGCACAGATGTCCGCTGGACAAAATACTATGTCATTAACAGATGCTAGTAGATTCCCAACTACAGGCATTGTTTATGTTGATAATGAATTAATTTCTTACTCTGGAAAAACTGGAAACACATTAACTGGTTGTACTAGAGCAGCTTCTATGACTGCTTTTACAGCAGGACAGAACAGAACATTTACCGCAGGATCACCAAGCATACACTTAGTTAACAGCGGAGTTTCTTTAGTTAGCTGTACCACAAGTCCAACAATTAGTCACTGGGGTAGTGCGTTATTAATTGACGGTATGTTTGATTCAGATCGTGGTTACATCTTTAACTACGCTGGTACTGGTTTAAGTATTAGTACATCTAAACAAACAGCATTTATGATTCGACTAGCTCCTAGTGTTTCAAACGCACTTGTTGGTGATTTAGGTGAGAGAGATTTGTTAAACAGAGCGCAGCTATTGTTAAATGAAATTGGATTAACAGCAGACAGTGGTACAGGTGCTATTGTTGTTGAAGGTATTTTAAATCCTAAGAATTATCCAACTGATCCAACAAAGATTACATGGACTGGATTAAGCTCACAAGCTGCTGGTGGACAACCTAGCTTTGCACAAATTGCACTAGGTGGTTCTATTAACTGGGGTGGTGTTGGAGCTACAACTTCAACTGCAACAGTGCAAGGTGCATTAACAACTAGTTTAGTTGCTAGATCGTTTAGTACAGTAACTAATAACGTTACAGCGGTTGCTAACCCTTCTGGAGTATCCGGTTATGCGTTAGCTATTCAAAGCGGTAGAAGTGATTTCTTAATTACAAATGCACAATACGATGCATTACTGTCAACAACACCAATGCGTGTTGGTGATAGTTTAGCAGCAACAACATATATTACTGGTGGACAAACTATTACTTCTATTACTAGAGCATATCAATCGTCTAATTTTACACAGATTGTTATGAGTTCACCTGCTAACGTGTCTACTCCTCCAGGAAATACTGGCACTGTTGCAGTAAGTGCAAGTACTTCTATATCCTATGCTAGAGCATTCAGCGTAGGTAGAAACGACTTCTTGGTAACAGATTCGGATTATGTAGCAAGTTACGCAGCAAACGGCGATTCGATCTCCGTTGGAAGTTACCTTGTTGCAGGACAAACTATTGTAAGTTCATCTCCGGGATATGCACTTGTATCGGGTGTTTCTTATACTCGTGTTGTTGTAAGCACAGCGGCCAATGCAACTAGCAACGCAGGAAGTGGTAACAACGTGACAACTACAGTTACAGCATCTGGAACTGCATCGTCATACGCTAGCACCAACTATCTGTTCTTTAATAGTGCATCATGGAATGCTTCGGGTGCATCTGTCGGTACTCGAGTAGCTACCAGCTTTACACAGTTTCCGGCGGGTACTGCGGTGAGTGCAGTAACGACACGAAGACTAGGAACTACAACAGTTATTAGAGCAACGTTTACTCAGAACTCTAATGCAACAATCGCTGCCGCAGCAACAGCTACATTCCAATTTGGTGATCCGCAGTATGCGTTACCGGGCGAACAGGTATTTTCTTTCGTAGCTAACCCTGGTAACACAACAAGTTTGGATTTAACAGAATTGAAAGAATTGACTACAACTGCGATCGGTGGACGTGGTGCGTTCCCGAATGGACCTGACGTATTAGCTATTAATATCTATAAGGTAACAGGAACAGCAACACCGGGTTCAGTTATTCTTCGTTGGGGAGAGGCGCAGGCTTAACAATATATTTGGATCGTTCCCAGTTGGAAATTTTCGAATCCAACGATTTCTTAATAGAAATAATGTTAGTTCGAATATCACCAATTTCCGTTGGGATCCTTCCAGATATTAGAAGCTGTTCGTGATTTCGATCAATATAGCCGACTTGTTCTTTTAATCTTAAAAGAAGGTCGGCTAATTCTTTTTGTAAACTAGAATCTTCAATCTTAGAAATCTTTTCTTGATAATTTCTATAGTCTTCTAAGAATTTTTTATTTGTTTGTAGGGTAGGAATCATTTTCAAGCACCAATATAGTATCTAATTTTGCGCGAATTAGTTGATTATTTAAGGTTGTTTTTAAACCAGTATGCAAATTTTTTGGAAGCGAATCTAGTTGCGCCCAACATATAGTTTGATCTTTATTTGCTAGGAATTCTTGATCAACTAAGCATACATAAGTTCCGTACTCAAATCCTCTATCTTCACTAAGATAAAGTTCAATAGGAAGTATCCTACCGCTTGAGTATTGTTGTAAGAGTGGCTGAACATCTTCTAGCAAAGAATTAGTCCTAGCAAAAGTAGGAACTGTCCATTTTTCTTGTTCTAATAACAAGAAAATTCTACCACTATGTTTGTCTAAAAATAATAATCCGGCACGCTGTTGCATGCACATACTTATACCGGATCTAGAGCTAGTCTCCAGTAACCTGATGCGTATTCGCCCTCAAAGCTCTTATACCATTGTCCACCATCGGCCCAACGATATTGTATTCCTGTTTTTAAATTTTGGAATATTAAACTTGTAGGTGTAAATTTACTATTATCTGAAGGAATTATTGTATTATCAAGCTCGCTGATATCTGCATTAGCTTTATAAGCAACACCGTCATAGATAACTATTTCTCCAGTTGCATAAACAATACCGCTACCGACTGGATAAGTTGATAATTCCCACATCGGTAATAAATCAATCCACGCAGAGCCGTTCCATTCTACAATAGTATTTGCACGAATTACAGGATCAGAGTTGTTGTCATTTTTCCAGGCATCCGGGCCGTCATAATTGTAATATGTTGGCCTGTCAATAGTTGTTCCATTATTGCTGCTATTGTTAACATCATCTAATACTAGATATCGTGTACCGGCAGCAATTGTTTGATCTGACTCTTCTTTATTTGGGCGTTTAGGATTAAACTTGTAAGGATCTACGATTGCATCGATCGTTGTTCTTCCACTAGGATATGTTTCGCTAATGATAACAGTATTAGAAGGTTTATCTTCGATAGTAACTAACATGAATGTAGGATCTACTTCGTTGACTGTAAATGTTCCGCCAATTTCGCTACCATCTGGTTGTAAGAAATAAATCTTGCTGATGCCAGGAACATATCCGCCATACAGATCTAAGATTTTAGACCAATCAATCCTATCACCTTGTTTTGATGGAACTGATAACCCAGTAGCTTCAACTACTTCACTTGGACTCACTATTGATAAATCATAATCGTTTGTCTGACCGTTTGAACTCTTAAGTAAAAGCACACGCCAGTTACCTTCAACTTGTGGTAATCTAGCAGTAGCATCGCCGCCATATACTAAATCGTCAAGACTCATTACATCACCAGACTCGGCAAATACATTCATTACTAAATTTCTAACAACACCTAGTTTCTTAACCTTAGTCGGTGGACTAATGTATATAGGCATATCAAACTCTAAGCTACATATATCAATCTCACTTTCTGTTCCTACAGGAATTGTTCTAGAACTAAAATTAAGAGATGAAAGATTTAAAACACTTAGACTGGTCCAGTCGATATAATTGTCTGTGGTTTGGATTTCTAAACTAGGATTAAACAATACAAGAATTTGTTCAGTTAATTGTAACTTTTGATCAGTATTACTAGTCCAAATGTCAGCCTTCATTTTTAATTTGAAAGGAGTTGGCATTAGACGTTCAACGGTGTATCCACCACCCTGATAATTTTTATAATCAACGCCGTCTGGTGTACTTTCCCAAGCACGTTCTCTAATGTTTAGCTTGCTAACAAAACTAGAATCGGATAATCTCGAAGTGTCCATTTCTAATCCAGTTATATAACAACTAATTTTAGGAACACTTGGCATTTTATTTTCAGAGTTTTCTCTAATAATTGCAGCAACTTGCCTAGTCATGTCTCCGTATGTAACAGGTACAGTCTTGAGTGTACCGTCACCTGCTTGATATTTGAAGCCCATGAACACACGCATAAACTGTGTTACATATCTTCTTATCTGCCCATCATAAAAGAAATCCATTATTCGTCCGCCTGTGGTCTAAGGGCTTTGCTCAAGCTCTGTTTCTCTTTCACTTGATGTCCGTTAATTGTATTAACATTATTGTTATTAATAAACGAAGTCTTGTGAGTCATTCTAATTTCACCCCATACTGTTGGGTGTGTTTCTGGATTAGTATTTGTATTAGCAGATCTTGCAACATAAACAATTCCTGCATATGTAACCCTATCATTGATTACATATTCTGCAGAAGTAGTCCATGCTCCTTTATCTGTAGTTTTGTCGTAACCTTCATTGTTACTCATAGTCATTCTAGTCACATCTTCTACCTTCATCCATCTTGTACCATTAAATCTAAACAAACGTCTAGGCAAATAATCTGTACGGAGATGATATTGTCCTTCGGTTGGCTGTAACGGGAATGCAATTCCTGAAGTAAACGGAGCACCATTGGGAGGAATTCCATCTCCGTCACCTGTCATAGGTCCATCATAATTTGGACTTTGATAAACCGTAGATGCTGTAGATCCTACATAAATTGGATCTCCGTTACTATCAAATAACGGATTGCCGTTACCATCAGTTGCTTGTGTTTGCACACTTGCATCTAACACAGAATTATCAGCAGTTACAAGTTCAACAGCACCGTCTGCATCTCGTTGAAGCATGTAATGTTTAGTTGTGTCATAACCACTCTTCGGAGCATCGAGTTCTGCTTGATCCAATACAGCTTGTGTAATCTGCATTTCTTTTTCGTATGTAGAAACAATATCTCTAAGAGTTGTTCCGTTTGGATCTGGATCACCGTTAGCATCTGTTTGCACTTGATCAAGAATATCTTTGAATTCTTGGCTATCAACTAGCGGTTTACATTTTGCACGATATAGGTGTGGATACCAAGTTACAGAAAATCCTTCTGCTGCACGATTAACTTCTTCAACAACATAATATCGTTTTAACGCATATTGCAAATCATTATAAGCATACTCATCTTTTAAGTGAGGTAATTCGATTACATCACCACTCATAATCTTACGACCAAGTTTTTCTACTGTATCGTTGATATGAAATGTGATAAAAATTGTATCATTTTGCAAGAATAAACCGAACTGACTCAAGTTAAAATCAATATCTGTTAGACTATAAACTCCACGTAGTAGGTATATGTCCGGATCATATTTGCGATCTCTATTCTCAAGAAACAACATATCTTGTATCTGAAAAGGATCGGTAGAATTATAAGTAGGAGTCGTAGGAGTATTGCCCTGTACAGAGCTTCCTGGTCCTAGGTACTTGTGTACAAATACATCAGTACCCCCAATCTGGAACATCTCCCAAACGGATTTATCGATGAATTTAAAGTCATTTCCCTTTTGGGGACGGTATAGGCTTAATCTTGGCATAGTCATATATTTAGCGGTGCGATAAATAACAGTATGAGCCAAATAGATCAATCCAGAGAACAGGTATACACTTACTGCAAAACCATGCTGGGCGACGGCATGATTGATGTAGAGCTAGACCCTATACATTATCAAACCGCGCTAGATCGTTCTCTAGCAGTATTTCGTCAACGCAGCGATAACGCTGTTGAGGAAAGCTATGCGTTTTTGACCCTTAATCAGGACCAAAACGAGTATATTCTTCCAAAAGAAATACAACAAGTTCGACAGATTTTTAGACGTAGTATTGGTTCTAGAACCGGTAATGGCTCTGGTGGTACTGTTTTTGAACCATTTAACTTAGCCTATACAAACACTTATTTGTTAAGCTCAACCAACATGGGTGGATTATTAACCTACGAATTGTTCAGCCAATATCAGGAACTTGTTGGAAAAATGTTTGGTAGTTTTATTAACTTTACTTGGCAACCTCAAAGCCGTAAGTTAATGATTCAGCAGCGTCCTCGAGGTGGTGAAGAAGTTATGCTTTGGGTCTATAATACAAAACCTGACTTTGCTATTATCGAAGATACCTATGCAGGACAATGGATTAAAGACTACACACTTGCAAATTGCAAGATGATGGTAGGACAAGCTCGTGAAAAGTTTGCACAACTAGCAGGGCCACAGGGCGGATCTAGCTTAAATGGCGCACAAATGAAATCTGAAGCTACAGCAGATTTAGAAAGATTAACCAAAGAACTTGAAACCTATATTCCGGGCGGTACAGGATATAGCTGGATTATTGGTTAATTATTCGTTGACTTCTATTCTCTAATACTTTACACTATATCTAGTGAGGAGACATTATGATTATAGGAGTCTGCGGATTTATAGGCAGCGGTAAAGATACTATTGCTGATTACCTAGTTAATTTCCATGAATTTAGAAGAGAAAGTTTTGCATCTACTCTAAAAGATGCAGTAGCAGCAGTGTTCGGCTGGGATAGAACAATGCTAGAAGGGCGCACTAAAGAAGCCCGGGAGTGGAGAGAGCAAGTCGATCCGTGGTGGGCAGCTAGACTAGATATGCCTACATTAACTCCTAGATGGATCCTACAATACTGGGGTACTGAAGTTTGTCGTAAAGCATTTCACGATGATATTTGGATTGCTAGTTTAGAAAACAAACTTCGCACAAGTAAAGATAACGTGGTTGTAAGTGACTGTCGTTTTCCTAACGAAATTGCAGCAATTAAAGCACAGGGCGGAAAGATTGTTTGGGTTCAACGAGGTAATTTGCCCGAGTGGTATGATATTGCTGTGCAGGCAAATTTAGGGCATAATTGGGCAGTGCAAGAGCTCAAAATGAAGAAGATCCATGCTAGTGAAACAAGTTGGGTTGGAACAGACTTTGATGCTATAGTTGATAACAACGGAACCATTGACGATTTGTATAAGCAGTCCGCAGCTCTAATAGTCAGCAGTGAGGTCTCCCTGACGCCAAGTAATACCTTCTTTGCCTAGTATTTGAGCACAATTACTGCATACAGTTTTTAAATTTGTAGTTCGGCAATTATCCAAATTGCCGTCTACATGAAACACTTTGAATACTTCTTTGTGTGGACTCTTAAACCCACACTTATCGCATTGTAGTTTGAGCTTGTATCCTGCCCTTGCCCATCTTGGAATTCCGTGATACAAACCATGGGCTGAGCAGACTTCACACAAACTTCTATAGTAAGTTCGTCCGTTTTTCTTATAATTTACAGCACGGGGGCGTTGTTCGCACCTACAAAGCGGTCTCATACTAATATTTACACCTTTTCAATCCCTTTTCCGAACGGTATAACAAGCCAATTTTAGCAGATACCGCTAAATAATATGAGCAACTATTACCAGGAGATTAGGGAATGGCACTAACATCACCAGGCGTACAAGTTACGGTAATCGACGAGAGTTTTTATACACCAGCTGAACCTGGAACTACTCCGTTAATCGTAATTGCAACAGCCGAGAATAAATCTAATGCAGCAGGCACAGGCACTGCTGCTGGAACAACACAGGCTAATGCAGCCAAAGTGTTTAAAGTTACAAGTCAAAGAGAATTGGTTGACACCTTTGGTGTTCCGTTCTTTGAAAAGACTGCAAGTTCAACACCTATCCATGGTAGTGAACGAAATGAATACGGTTTACTAGCAGCATACAGCTTCCTAGGCGTAAGCAATTCAGCATTCATTATGAGAGCTGACGTTGACTTAAACGAACTTGAACCTCAGACTACCGCCCCGGGAGCAGAACCAACAGACGGTACATGGTGGGTAGATACACAATCTACTGCATGGGGTATCCAAGAGTGGAATGCAGCATCTGCACAAACTACAGGCGGTCAAAAGTTTGCTGCTAAAACTCCTATCGTATTAACTAACGACGATACATCTAAAATTTCAAATAACAAGCCAAAGGATTCAGTTGGTGTTATTGGAGATTACGCAGTTGTTATCGAAACTGGTTCTATATTCACAGAAGCAGCTAAGGTTTATTACAAGAGAAACGCAACACTATTAGGTGGCGACACTTGGGTTGAAGTTGGTAGCAGTGATTGGGCATTAAGCAACCCAACAGTTACTGGTGCTAAAATTACAGCAGTTGTATCTTCTGCTAACTCCGGTGATTTTAAAATTAACGAAACTACTGTAGCAGTTGTTGAAAACGATACATTAACAAACGTTGCTTCTACAATTAACGGTTTAAACATCGATGGTGTTGTAGCAATTGTTGACGGTTCGTACTTAAAACTATACGCTGATCAAACAGCAGCATCTAATGGTGTTGACGCAGACGGAATTATTAATATTTCTGTTGCAGGCGCAGCTACTAACGTTGACGTAGCCGACATTGTTGTTGGTAAGAGTTACAAAATTAAAACAGTTGGCACAAGTACAGATTGGGCAACAATAACTGGCGAAGCTGGTCCGTTTGTCGTTGGATATGAATTCATTGCAGAAGCAGCAGATTCAGGCGGTGACGGTACTGTTGATATTGACGTTGCTGTACTTTCTGGTATTGGTTTAACTGCCGGTGATTACTACTGCCCAGCACTACAACAAACTCCACACACAAATGTTCCTAACTTTAAGAGTACAGGAACTACTCCACGTCCAACAGGTTCTGTATGGATCAAGACAACTGAGCCAAATCAAGGTGCTCGTTGGAGAGTAAAGCGTTGGAATTCTGCTACAAAATCTTGGATTGAGTACAGTGCTCCGATCTATTCTAGCACACACGCTGCACTATACTACCTAGATCGTAGTGGTGGCGGTGTTAACCTTGCCGTAGATACATTGTTTATTCAATCAAACTCTACAGAAGGAACACCAGAAACAGCAAACTTTAGACTATGGAAGAGAGCAGCATCTGGTAATACAGTTATTACTTCTGGTGTTGTTACTGGCGATACATTTGCAACAAACAACACTTTCTTTATCAATGAGTTTGATAAAGGTTCTTTATCGCTACACGGCGATGTAGAAGTTAGCTTCGAAGCTAACGGTGATGCAGAAGATGCTGATTTGTTTGCAGCAGCAGTTAACGCATTGAATTTACATCATGTTGAAGCAGTTGTAACTGTTGATAATAAGATTCAATTGATCCACAAAACTGGTGGTGATATTAGATTATCCGACGATGTAGGCGGAACAATTGCTAGCTTGTTTACACCATACAATATTGTTACTGGTGTAGGCACAGCAAACTTCTATGAAATAGCAAGTGGTTATTTGGCTAGTAACTGGAAGCCATTGGCAGCTGACGGATTTACAGCAGCTGGTGATCCTCCATTAGCAGAAGCACAAGACGGACAACTATGGTACAATCCTAACTTCGGTGAAGTTGATATTATGTACCACAACGGTAATACATGGGTTGGCTATAGACATTCTACAGCATTCCCTAGTACCGACGAAAACGGTCCAGTTGTAAGTGCAAGCCAACCAGCAAGTACATACGAAATTAACGGTCAGTTATGGATTAGCACAGCAGATTTAGAAAACTTCCCAACAATGTATCGTTGGAACGCTGATGCCAGCGAGTGGCAATTAATTGACAAGACAGATCAAACAACTGAAGAAGGTGTATTGTTTGCAGACGCACGTTGGAACACTGACGGCGCAGCAGGTGATGCAACTATCGGAGAGTTGGCATTAAGCAATTTCTTAGATACAGATGCTCCTGATCCAGCACTATATCCAAAAGGTATGTTGTTATGGAACCTACGTAGAAGTGGTGGTAACGTCAAACGTTATGCTAACAACTATGTTGACCTAGCAGCAGACAATGCAAGATATGACAACAACAATTCACCAGCAGGTGATGTGTATGTTGCAGGTGAAGGTCAAGCTCTTTACGCAACTGATCGTTGGGTAACAGCAAGTCCTAACAACGAAGATGGTTCTGGTAGCTTTGGACGTAAAGCTCAACGTGCTTTAGTTGTACAAAAGATTAAGAGTGCAATCGATACAAGTTCAGAAGCAAGAGATGAAGAGCGTAGAAACTTCAACCTAATTGCAGCTCCTGGTTATCCAGAAGCATACAGCAATTTAATCAACTTGAACTTAGATCGCGGTATGACAGCATTCGTAGTTGGTGACACACCATTACGCTTGCCAGCTGATGCAACTAGCTTAACAGCTTGGGGTACTAACGCCAATGGCGCACTAGATAACGGCGATACAGGTATTGTTAGTTATGATGAGTACTCAGCAGTTTACTATCCAAACGGATTTACAACTGACCTAGGCGGTGCTAATGCAGTTGTTCCAGCATCACACATGATGTTGCGCACAATTGCTCTAAGCGATCAAGTTAGCTATCCATGGTTTGCACCAGCAGGTACAAGACGTGGCGGCATTACTAACGCTACAGCAGTAGGTTACATCGATGCAGCAACAGGCGAATTCCAAAGTGTTGCATTGAACGAAGGACAACGTGATACATTGTATGACTTGAAAGTTAACCCAATTCCATTCTTTGTTGGAGTAGGTTTAGTTGCATACGGTCAAAAGACTCGTGCAAGAAACGCAAGTGCATTGGATCGTATCAACGTAGCTCGTTTAGTAGTATATCTACGTAGCCAGTTGAACAAACTAGCTCGCCCATACATCTTCGAACCTAACGATAAGATCACAAGAGACGAAATTAGAGGCGCAGTAGAAAGTCTATTGCTAGAATTGGTAGGATTGAGAGCATTGTACGACTTCGCAGTTGTATGTGACGAGTCTAACAACACCAACGCTAGAATTGATCGTAATGAATTGTATGTAGACATTGCGATTGAACCAACTAAAGCAGTTGAATTCATCTACATTCCATTGCGTATCAAGAATACAGGAGAGATTTAAAAATGGCACTAACTTCATTAAATAGGATTTCAGTTCCACCAGCAGGCGGTAACTCTGGTACCGCTCTGCTAATGCCTAAACTCAAGTATCGCTTTAGAGTGATTCTTTTGGGTTTTGGAGTTGAAGCCAGCACTGAGCTTACTAAACAAGTTGCGGACGTTAAGCGTCCAAACGTTTCGTTTGAAGAAATGGCAATCGACATTTATAACTCGAAGATTAAATTAGCAGGCAAACCAAGTTGGGAAGATGTTACTCTCAACTTGCGTGACGATGCTAACGGACAGATTCAGAAACTTGTCGGTCAACAAATTCAGAAACAATACGATTTCATGGAACAAGCTTCTGCACGTTCTGGTATCGACTACAAGTTCCAGATGAATATCGAAACTTTAGACGGTGGTAACGGTGCATTAGAGCCTAGCGTATTAGAAAAGTGGGAACTATATGGTTGCTTCTTATCTGGTGTTGACTACGGTGAAGCTAACTATGCTACAAACGAGCCAATGACAGTTGCTCTAACAATCAAGTACGATAATGCTGTTCAATTCTCTGGTGCTAACGGCACTGGTATTGAGCGTGGCGTTGGTGCATTGGTTGGCAGAACAATCGGCGAGGCAGTAACTGGTCGTAGCTAATCACTAAAATGATTCAAAAGAGCCCAAGTTAAACTTGGGTTTTTTTGTGACATAAATATTGTATGGCAGATAAATTCACAAGATTCCTCGGCGGCATTGGCAGCGGACTTACTAATCCTAAAGGCGGATTAGCAGACTGGCGCCACGCCTCAAAAATATTCCTACCTAACTATTATAGACTTGCTCCTAGAACCAAGTTTATGTTTTATGTTAGGTTTGAAATTGACAAATCGGTCTTAACATCAAACGTGTTTACTAATAGACATGCTGACGAAGTTGGTTATCTGATTAAGACTACAGATTTACCAAAATATAAATTTGATACTGTTACAAAAAATCAATATAACAGAAAGCATATTATCTATAAAAACTTCCAATATGAAAGTCTAGCAATGACTTTCAGAGATGATAGTGCAGGTATTATGAATGCTATGTGGGCATTGTATATGAGCACATACGTTCAAGATAGATTAAATCCCGAGTTAGCTTTCTCTAAAACTAACCTAAGACAGTCCGGTGAAAGTCGTGATGCATTTAGATACGGTTTGGATAAACAAGGAAAATCCGCAGACTTCTTTAAGTCAATCAGCATTTATACAATGAGTAGACGTAGATTTATTGGCTACACATTAATTAATCCAAAAATAACAAACTGGTCTCATGGTAGCTCTGATTACTCAGCTAGTGAGTTTAATGATATGTCAATGAATATTGAATACGAATCTGTACAATATTCAGCAGGCGAAGTTACACAAGGTACACCTAAAGGATTTGCTACATTATATTACGATAGTGTACCAAGTCCATTAACTATTGCAGGCGGTGGCGTTGCTAATGTTTTCGGTGAAGGTGGCGTATTAGATGGAGTTGAGAGTGTCTTTGGTGACATTGCAAATGGTTCTGCATTTAGCAGCGCAGGCGGATTCTTAAGTACAGCTATTAAGGCAGTTAACACAGCAAAGAATTTTGGTAGATTAAGTAGTGCAGGCATTAAGGCAGAACTTACAGGTTTAATTACTAGCCCAGCGGCTGTTAGCGGAATTGTGAATACTGTTGGCGGAATTGTTGGCGCAGCATTTCCAAAAAATAATGGAGGCAATGCTAATACCGAAGCCACCCAAAAAACAGTAGTTCCGGTATTTAAACTATCTGAAACAAGTAACCCAAGCAACTTCCAGCAGTAATACAAGGTATAATATGTCAAACTTACCAACACCTCCAAAAGACGATAGCGGCGCTGCTACTAAACTATTTTTTGATACCTACGGAAAAGATCCGTTACAGTTCAATGCCAACGAAGTAGATGCTGCAATTGGTTTCTTTACTTCTAGAGGATTTGACAGCGATGCAGCTTCTGCAACAGCGGCAGTTTTGCTTAAACAAGCAAAGATAGACAGTATACCTGTTTTCAAGCTGCTTGATACCCTTAAAACGCTTACAGGCATACAGCTAAGTGCATTGGTTGGGGAAATTTTAAATAATAATCGTAGTCCTATTAGCACATTAGGATTTAGAGTAGTTGGTGTTGAAAAACAAAACCAAACTAGAAACATCTTTGCATAATGGTAAAATTCGCACAAGGTAAATTTGAAATGAAAAACCCTACAAAATATGTAGGGAAGAAAACCCCAATGGCTCGTAGCAGTTGGGAATTTGTCTTTATGAGAATGCTTGATGAACATCAAGGGGTTCAAAGTTGGGCAAGCGAAAGTATACAGATACCTTATAGAGACCCGTTGTCTGGAAAATATACAATTTATGTTCCTGATTTCTTTATTGTGTATGTTGATAAGAACGGAAGTAAACATGCAGAAGTGGTTGAAGTAAAACCAGAAAGTCAAACCAAATTAGAAGCGGTGGGCAAGAGTCGTTACAATCAAGAACAATACGTAAAGAACATGGCTAAATGGGAAGCCGCCAGTAAATGGTGTAAGCAGCAAGGAGTAAAATTCCGTGTTGTAAACGAAGGTGATATTTTCCATCAAGGTTCAAAACGTAGATAAGTAGTGTATGACTAAAAAACTAGAAGAACTTTTTAATTTGGATGACAAGAAGACTAAAGATCTTCCTACAAAACCACCAATTAAAGAAGCTAGCGAAGTTGCTGATATGGATCAAAGCTATGCAGCAGTTGAAGCAATCACTAAAACACTACCTCAAATTCAAGAGTTAGATAATCTTGACGAAGCTGAACTTGATAATCTAGCAAGTAAAGCCGAAGCAGCCTACGACGATTTAATGGATCTCGGAATGAACGTTGAAGTTCGTTATTCGGGTCGTATCTTTGAAGTTGCAGGGACAATGCTAGGGCATGCTATCACAGCTAAATCTAACAAGATTGAAAAGAAGCTCAAAGCTATTGACATTCAATTAAAGAAGTACAAGATTGACAAAGATAACAACGAAGATCCAAACGATGTTATTAATGGACAAGGATACATTGTTACAGACCGCAATGAGTTACTCAAGAGATTGGGCAAAAAGGACTAAATATACGTATGAAAACTTTTAAAGAATATCTCACCGAAAGTAAAAAAGTCTATGACTTTAAGATTAAAGTAGCGGGTGAACTACCAGAATCTTTCCAAGAAAACCTAAAAACAAGTTTGGGTCGTTGTGGAGTCTCTAAATTAGAGAAAGTAGCAACTACTCCAATTCAAGCTGTACCTTTAGATTTTCCTAACCACCCAAATACAGAAGTACATATTTTTGAAGTTGTCTGTGATTACCCAGTAACAGCACCTGAAATTGTTACAGATATTAGAGCATTGGGCTTAGATGAAGCATGCTTTAAAGTTAGGGGTGCTAATGAAGATAGTGAAAGCCCAATGGTTGAACCAAAAGCTACATCACTATTAACTGACTCACAATACACAGAAGCAGAGAAAGTTAAGCAAAAAGATTACTTTGGAGACGACTTCAATAAAGGTTTCTTAAAAGATTTAGAAAAAGCATCTAAGGCTCGCAAAAAAGAAAACGAGCAAGGTGAATACAAACTGCCTAAGGGCAAAACTGATAAAGCAGGCACCAAGAGTGCCCTAGGGAGTTAATACAAATGGATTTTAATCAACTAATGGCAAAGATGCGTGAATTGGATGCTCCAGTTCAAGCAGCACCGCAAGCAGCAGTACAAGAATGTGGAGATCCGATGGGGATGCCTAGCGCAATGCCTCCGTCTATGAATGATCAACCACCTCCAGCACATCCTAGCATGAGTGTTAATTTAAACGCACAAGGCATGGACAATATCGAAAGTTTACTAAAGTTAATGACTAAGGTAAACCCAGACATGATCAATCAACCAACTGGTATGGCACCTCCATTACCTGGTTTAACTGCTGAGCCTAATGTTTTAAGCATTAAGCCTCCAATGCCGAGTCTAGGCAATTTAGACTCTGGTCCGTTAAAGATGTTACCAGACTTTGATAAAGAAGAACCACATTCGGAACCAGATGCTGATAACTTTGGCGGTCCAAGCGATAATGATGCAGATAACATGCCAGGCCCTGGTGATTTAGATCATGATGAACCGGATGCTGATAACATGGGCGGTCCAAGCGACATGGATGCTGATAATGATATCGACAACATTCAAAAGTCTATGGGCGACAACGACGGCGATGGCGATCATGACATGCACGATCACGAGATTGAAAAGAAAGACGACGATGAAAAAGAAAAAGATGAGTCGTGGGGCAACGGAGTTCAAGGTCGTGATAACGTTGATATCAAAGGTATCGACGCAGCAATTCCAAGCGGCGACGATCTAAACAAGCCTAAACAAACATTCCCTAAAGTTGCAGGCGGCGACAATCCGATGCAACGTAACGAAAGCAAAGAAGCTCTACGTGCAAGTATTCGTGCAGAACTTCTAAGCAGATTAAACGAAACTAGTGATGCAAAATTGAAGCGTTACAGTGACGCAGCATCTAAGTCAGTTGCAAAGTCTGCAACAGGAGATGATGATGGCAAGATGGGTAAGAGATTAGCAGGTGTAGAAAAAGCCCAGGCTAGATTAGATAAGAAGGGAGCCAAATAATGAGCGCAGTAACAAGAGTAAACGGTTTAAGAAATACCGTTGGTACATTATACATGGACAATTGCAATATGTTTGTAATTCAAGTCCAGAACGCTGCCAACAGTAACAGAGATCTACGTGCAGAAGATGATGCAGTTGACGAAGCAGTAGAATATATTGTTAAAGAATTAAATCCTTTGGCATTCTTCGTAGTTGATGCTGCTACTGGACTTATCTATGTTGTTATGGATAAGAACATCAATAGTGCTAGCGAATTACAAACACGTATTCGTAACATGGGTACAGCAGTTGGTGCTAACAGCATCGATGTTACAGGTACTGACGTTACTTTAGCAACAGCATTAACATTATCTTAATTTTTAAATTAAAACCAAATAGGCTCTTCGGAGCCTATTTTTTTCAGTAAATACAATATGGCAAAAAGTTTAGACGGCAATTTAATTAAGAAAGCTCATGCGCAACAAAGGTATACCCTTGAAGAAGTAGAGCATCTAGAAAAGTGTATGGACCCAGTAACAGGACCATTATACTTTGCTAAAAATTTCTTAAAAATTCAACATCCTACTAGAGGATCAATTCCCTTTGAACCTTTTGAGTATCAAGAAAGACTAATTCAAGCCTATCACGAAAACAAGCAATGTATTGCGATGTTACCTCGTCAGATGGGTAAGACAACATGTGCTTGTGCATACTTGTTATGGTACACTATGTTTGTACCTGAAGCACAAGTACTGATCGCTGCTCACAAATATGAAGGTGCGCAGGATATTATGAACCGTTACCGTTTTGGTTACGAGAACTTGCCAGACTTTATTCGTGCTGGTGTTTACTCGTACAACAGAAACACAATTGAATATGATAACGGATCACGTATTCAAGCAGTAACGACTACAGAGAACACTGGTCGTGGTAAATCTCTTTCACTAATTTATTGCGATGAGTTTGCATTCGTGCAACCGCCAGAGAAAGCCAAAGAGTTCTGGACTGCTTTGTCACCAACATTGTCAACTGGTGGTAAGTGTATTATTACATCTACTCCAAACTCAGACGAAGATCAATTTGCGTTAATTTGGACCGAAGCTAATAAACGCTTTGATGAGTTTGGAAATGAACAAGCATTAGGCACTAACGGATTCCATAGTTTCTTTGCACACTGGAATGAACACCCAGATAGAGATGAGACGTGGGCACAAACAGAACGTGCTAAAATTGGTGATGAACGTTTCCGTCGTGAATTTGATTGTGAATTCTTGATTTTTGATGAAACGCTAATCAACGCAGTACGTCTTGCAGAGATTAAGGGTGTAGATCCTAAAATGACAATGGGTCAAACACGCTGGTATAAAGATATCGATCCACGATGTACATATCTAGTAGCATTAGATCCTAGTTTAGGTACAGGTGGAGACTATGGTGCTATTCAAGTATTTGAAATGCCTAGTATGACACAGGTAGCAGAATGGCATCATAACATGACTCCTATACAGAATCAAGTTAAGCACCTTCGAGAAATTTGCAAGTACATACACGATCGTGGACAAGAAAAGGGCGGAAATCCTCAAGTATACTTTAGTGTTGAAAATAACAACGTTGGTGAAAGTGCATTAATTTGTATTACAAATATGGGCGAAGAAAATATCCCCGGATTATTCCTAAGTGAACCAATTCGTAAGGGTCATGTTCGTAGATTCCGAAAAGGTTTCAACACTACACACAAAACAAAGATTGCTTCTTGCAGCCAATTTAAGCATATGTTAGAAACAGGTAAAATGATAATATATTCTAAACCCCTAGTTTCTGAGCTTAAAACCTTCGTAGCACACGGAGTAAGTTTTGGTGCTAAAACAGGCGAGCATGACGATTTAGTTAGTGCTACATTGCTGATTATTAGAATGGCAGAGATCCTAGCAGACTGGGATCCAAAGATTTACGAGAAAATGACCGACAAGTTGACAGAAGAACAGCTACCAATGCCTATATTTGTCAGCAGCGGTTTTTGATAAATATAACTATGGACGCAACAAACAACATCGCCACCGATTTATTCTACAAAGTTAGAAGCAGATTCCAAGGGCTAAAACTTGGCAACGAACTCGGTGAAATTACAATCAACCCAGAAGAAGCACGTTTCTTCGACTTTGACTACATGGAAGGTGAAAATCCTATTGGACATGTTAGTATTAGTCTTGCTGAAGCAAACTCTATGAAAGTCTATTTTAGTTCAGGCATTACAGAATCAATGGACGATGGACAAAAGAATAGTTGGTATGGATTTTTGAAAGAATTAAGAATGTTTGCCAAGCGTAGATTAATGGCATTTGACACTAGAGATATTGCCAAAGATAATTTAGATAAAAGAGATTATGCGTTTTTGAGTCAACAAAATCAGCCTCAAAAACAAACTGTTAATTCTGTAGTAACCCCAGTTGGAGAATCAATTATGAGTGAAAGTGCATTATATGGTAGCAAGACAATGAGCTATCAGAAACTAATGGACACTAGATTAATCATCAAACACAGCCATGCTGTTATGGATGACGCTGCACCTGGTGCAAGAAGCAGAAACATTAGTGCATTGTTTGTTGAAAATCAAGATGGCGAAAGATTTAAGTACCCTTTCATTCATCTAGCAGGTGCTCGTGCTATGCAACGTCACGTTGCTAATGGTGGTGTACCATACGATGAAATTGGTGAAAGTATTATTAAGATGAGCGAAGAAATTGCTCAACTAAAGAGTTTTGGTAACTATGTTAATCGTAATGATTTAATGAACAGCAGTACCAATAACATTGTTGAAAGAAGCACAGCACAACTAAACAACTTACGCGAAACCCTAGCAAAACTTGCAAAGCAAGGACACTATGAGGCTTATAAAGAATCTTTCCAGGCACAACCGCAAATGGAAGTTCCAGACGAAGTTGTAGAAGACTTTACAGAGAAATTCACAGTCAGAAATTTTAAAGAAGATATCAAATCTGTATTCCCAGTTCTGTATAGACTGATGAAGGAATCAGAAATAGGCTACTCCGACATAGTCGCAATGACCACACAACAGTCTATTAATAATGATGAAGAAATTGCTGAGAACAGTGCTTTTGATCGTTTTGAATCATGGGTAATGGGTCTCGGCGAATCCAGTGCTATTACTAGTCAAGAACCAGAAGAACAACAAGCTGCATTAAAGAGCCTACAAGAATTAGTAGGACAACATTTCCCAGCAGGTGTAGACGGCAGCAATGCTATCGAAAGCCTAAAAGGTATTATTGAAGACCCTGAACTATACAAAAGAATTAAGGCACAAGCCAGTGAAGATCCAGATAGCTGTGTACGCGGTTTAGTTAAGGATTGGTTAAGTTTAAATGCACCTGAGGTATTGGAGCAATTAGACTTCGGCGATTTTGTAGAAGAGCCGGTAGCAGCTGAAGTTCCAGCACCAGAAGCTGTTCCTCAAGAAAATGTTGAAGAAGCAGCAGCTACTACTGGGGATTACGAAATTGACGGCGATATGGCAACTGTGGAATTTGAAAGAGACGAAAATGGTATTCCTAGAGTAACTAAAGTTATGGTCGGAAGTACTGATATTACTGCTATTGAAAACTTAGAAGAAATTGCAAGTAATATCGACGAAGGCGAAGAATCTCCAATTGAAGATTATTATTTAATTTTAAGCATTGATATTGAAAGTGAATATAATGCAGCTGAGAGAGGATCGAGAGAATACGGATCTGGAATGCAATTAGAACCAGACTACGATGCGTATACTGAAGTTACTGGAATTACAGCATATGGCAACGGTAAAAAGGTTGCAATATACACTGACGATTTACCAGAAAGCACTCAAGAACAAGTTCAAAAAATTGCAGACGAACAACACACTGACGACGATTATGACGAACCAGATGATTACTATGATGATCGTTACGAAGGCAAAGAAGAACCCGCTGAACAAAAAAATCACGGTATTAACGTACAAGAACTTGCAGAATTTATTCACACATTCTACGATAGAGAATCAGGCACATTCCCTAAAGGCCCAGAAGGCGTTTGTACAATGGTAGGCAAAAAGTATGGCCCTCAGGCAGAACAAGTTGCTCGCAAATTTGTAGAAAGAATGGCTCCACAACAACAAGATCCACAATTGGCTGAATTGACTCGAATGAAACAACTATCGGGTATTAGTCAAGGCATTGGAATGTAAAGTTTCGTCAGCAGTTGGTGTGATTAAGACACCATAGATTGGGCACTTAGGTGCCCTTTCTTTTGACTTGATGTAAACTTTATTCTTGGCTAGCACGTTATATGTATATGCTAGGAGGCATTTATGTATGAAACGTTTAGCTATTACTCTGATTGCGAGTCTGACACTTCTAAGTGGAACAAGCCAAGCAAATCCGCACCATATGAACCGACATGGTCATTATCACAATGTTCATCGTGCAGATTGGATTGCTCCTCTTGTGATAGGAAGCGTAGTAACGTATGCTCTAACAAGGCCCGCACCGCAGCCAGTAATAGTACAACAACCTCAGCAAGTGTATCCTAACATACCGCCAGCACCTATTGGCTACCATTATGAAAATATTTTGGATGCTAACTGTAATTGTTACAGGCTGGTTCTTGTTTCAAACTAACCTTAAAGGAAATATCATGAAACTAATCGCAACTTTAATCGCATCAGCATTTGCAGTATCAGCATTTGCCGCAGAACCAGCTAAGGCTCCTGCAACACCTGCTCCGGCAGCAACAGCAACAGCTCCAGCTAAGGCAGAAGTTAAGAAAGAAGACGAACTTAAGAAAGGGGCAAAGCCTGCAAAAAGTACTCCTGCCAAGGACGAAAAGGCAGCAGCACCAGCTACTAAGCCAGCGTCCAAGTAATTTAGGGTTAAACGAATCGGACGACGATTCGTGCAGCGAAGTTGATCTTCATGTTGCGTATCGCCGTCCGCAAGTTGTCACAGAAGAATACAATCTCATTGACGATGATTCAGAATTACCAAAACACATTACAGACAGACTAGCTCAAATAAGAGCGTTGGCACTGGAAAAATATAAAGAAGTCCATGGTTGATACCTGGACTTTTTTATTGGAAAAATAATCATTTTATCTGTGGCTTTTTGTTGACTCTGCTAAATAAATCGTGCATAATAGTTACTATGCACATTAAGGCATACAAGCATTTTAAGGCATATATAGGAGGCATATAAAATGGCTACATTAGCAGAAATCCGTGCGAAACTTCAAGAAGCACAATCAAAGTCCACAGGACAATCCACCGGCGGTGGAGACAACGCAATTTACCCACATTGGAACATGGCCGAAGGCAAAGAAGCAGTAATTCGCTTGCTACCTGACGGTAATCCAAATAACACATTCTTCTGGGTAGAACGTGCAATGATCAAATTGCCGTTCGCAGGTATCAAAGGTGAAACAGATAGTCGTCCAGTTCAAGTGCAAGTTCCTTGCGTTGAAATGTACAACGACGGTTCAGTTTGCCCAATCCTTTCTGAAGTACGTGGTTGGTTCAAAGATAAGTCTTTGGAAGAAATGGGTCGTAAGTATTGGAAAAAGCGTAGTTATATTTTCCAAGGTTTTGTTGTTGAAGATCCTATCGGTGAAGACAAGAAGCCAGAAAACCCAATCCGTCGATTCATTATCGGCCCACAAATCTATCAAATCATTCGTAGTGCTTTGATGGATCCAGAGTTGGATGAACTACCAACAGATTACATGAAAGGTGTTGACTTCCGTATTGCTAAAACTAGCAAGGGTGGTTTCGCTGATTATTCTACTAGTAAGTGGAGTCGTCGTGAACGTGCTCTAAGCGAAGTTGAAACAGCGGCTTTGGCATCTAACGAATTATTCAACTTGTCAGACTTCTTGCCAAAGAAGCCAACTGATGTTGAGTTGAAAGTTATGAAAGAAATGTTTGAAGCATCTGTTGACGGCGAGCCATATGATATGGAACGTTGGGGTCAATACTTCAAGCCAGCAGGCATGGGCGGTGGCGGTACTGCAACCGGTTCCACAACACAACGCTCTGCTCCTACCCAGGCAGCATCTGCTCCAGCAGATGAAGATGATGCGCCATTCGATACAACTCCAGTGGCTCCTGTAAAAGGTGTTAACCTAGCAGATGCAGCATCACCTGCAGGTGGTGAAGGTGCAAGTCGTGCGCAAGATATCCTTGCCATGATTCGTAACCGTCAAAAGCAATAAAGCTAAACTAAAGAGTGTGCAGGGTAAGCCTGCACTCTCTTACCACCTAGGAGAATAAGAATATGGCAACAAACAAAACAGTATCTAAACTTGGCGACAAGTTAACAAAAGTAAACGAATCGTTTACTGTTAATATGTACGACAACGGCTTTATGGTAGAAGCTGGTGGTCGTAACAAAAAAGGTGATTACGTTAGTGCTAAAATTATGTGTACAACTGTAGACGATGTTTTATCACTAGTACGTGAAGCATGCGAAATGGATAGGGACGTTTAATATGGCAAAGGCATTTGATATTTCAAAATTTAGAAAATCGATTACTAAGTCTATTGAAGGTTTAAGTATCGGTTTCAATGACCCAACTGATTGGGTTTCAACAAACAACTACGCATTAAATTATCTTATCAGTGGTGACTTTAAGAAAGGTATTCCGCTAGGTAAGGTAACAGTATTTGCTGGTGAATCAGGCGCAGGCAAATCATTTATCTGTTCAGGCAATCTAGTTGCTAACGCACAGAAGCAAGGTATCTATCCTATCTTGATTGACACAGAAAACGCACTTGATGAAGATTGGTTAAAAGCATTAGATGTTGATACTAGTCCAGATAAGTTGTTAAAACTTAACATGGCTATGATTGACGATGTTGCAAAAACTATCAATGAATTCATTGCAGAATATAAACAAATGCCAGAAGAAGATCGTCCTAAGGTTTTGTTTGTAATTGATTCGTTAGGTATGTTATTAACTCCAACAGATGTTAATCAATTCCAAGCAGGCGATTTAAAAGGTGACATGGGCCGTAAACCTAAGGCACTAACAGCACTTGTTCGTAATTGTGTTAACATGTTTGGAAGTTACAATATCGGTATGGTTTGTACAAATCATACATATGCTAGTCAGGATATGTTTGACCCAGATGATAAGATTAGCGGTGGACAAGGTTTCATCTATGCCAGCTCAATCGTTGTTGCTATGCGTAAATTGAAGTTGAAAGAAGACGAGGACGGTAATAAAGTTTCAGAAGTAAACGGTATTAGAGCCGCTTGTAAGATTATGAAGACACGTTATGCAAAGCCGTTTGAAAGTGTACAAGTTAAGATTCCTTACGAAACAGGTATGAATCCATATAGTGGACTGGTCGACTTGTTTGAAGCTAAAGGGATGCTCAAGAAAGAAGGCAATAGTCTTGTTTACACTACCGCAGATGGCGAAGTTATCAAACAATTCCGCAAGGCTTGGGAAAAGAATGAGAAGAACGGCCTTGACATTGCAATGGATGATATTTCAAAACACGGCGAAAAAACCGAATCAGTGATAACTAATAATGTTGAACCTGAAACGGAGATTACCGAATGAAAGAAGATTTAATTGCAGATATCTGGACACTTGTTATTGAACACATTCCAGAAAAACACAGAAAGGATCTGGCAGCAGACTTTGTTAATACACTATTAGATTATGGTATTAAAGAAAGTGTTCTCCAGGGTCTGCAAGGTGTTGATGGCTATCTCGACGATGCAATTTCATATGCAATCGATGGAGAAGAAATCGAAGACGAAGATGATTATTACGAAGATGAGGAATAAATGAATTGGTACGATCGGGTTTCTAAGGATATTTCAAACATTCCTGATGCTGTGGCTTATTATGAAGCCGAATTACTGGCAGCAAAAGCAGATACTCGCATAGCGGGAAATTTAGAAAGGGCTGCTGCCAATATGCCCGGTATTGTTGAAAACCGATTTAATCAACTTCAAGAAATCGAAGGTATCTTAGAATATCTAAACATCGAACTAAGACGCCTTCGTAGTCAACATTTTCGTAAGTATCTTGAAAACTACCAACGTTCTTTAAGTTCTAGAGACTGTGAAAAGTTTGTAGAAGGTGAAGCAGACGTTGTAGATTTTGAGAAAATCATTAATGATTTTGCCTTGCTACGTAACAAGTGGCTTGGCATTATCAAAGCATTAGACATTAAACAATGGCAGGTATCAAACATTGTTAAACTTAGAACTGCCGGATTAGAAGACGCAACATTATGAAGATTTTAGTTACAGGCGGGTTAGGGCTAATTGGCCATCACGTTGTTAAAAAGTTAGAAGACTTAAATCACGAAGTTGTCATTGTAGATAGTAAAACCGATTATGGAATTATTCCAGAGCTTGAGTTAAACTATCTAATGGAAGAACGTCTTAAATCTATTAAGACATCTAAGATTTATACTATGGACATTTCCGGAGAGGTAATGGACTGGTTATTCGATCAAGTAAAACCTCAAGCGGTAATACATCTAGCAAGTTTTCCAAGACAAAAAGTAGTTAATGCTAATCCTGCATTAGGTGCTAGAACTATGAGTGAAGGACTTTTAAATCTCTTAGAGATGTCAAAGAAATATAAAGTTTCTAGATTCTTCTATGCCAGCAGCAGTATGGTCTATGGAGATTTTACAGACTTTGTAACAGAAGATGCGGTTTGCCGTCCACAAGGACAATACGGTATTATGAAACTAGCAGGAGAGTGGTTAGTTAAAGATTACCAAAAGCACGGCATCGATTACACTATTTTTAGACCTAGTGCAGTCTACGGTCCATTAGATGTAGAAGATAGAGTTATTAGTAAATTTCTATTAACCGCAATGCGTGGTGGAGTTCTAAAAGTAAATGGAGTTAACGAAACTCTAGACTTTACCTATGTAGATGATGCTGCTACAGGAATCGTAGATGCTGTTTTAAGTGAAAACACAAGAAACAAGACATACAATATTACTAAAAGTCATAGTAAAACATTACTTGCCGCAGCAGAATTAGCTGTTAAATTAGCAGGTAAAGGTACCATTGAAGTCAGAGAAAAGGATGCAGACTTTCCAAGTCGTGGCGCACTAAATGTAGATGCTGCACGTAAAGATTTTGGCTTTGATCCTAAAGTAGATATCGAAGAAGGCTTTGAAATCTATTATGAGTGGTTAAAAAATTCTGAATACTGGCAAAAGAATCTTTAAGGAGTTAGTCCTTGACTCCATAGTCCTGGATATTGTTTTGCAATGTCGTAGAGTTTAAGATCAAATCCTGATCTTTCTTCTACTTTAATAGCTCTCATCTTTTTCTTCTTGGCAACAGAATTCCAATTTCCATTAAATACCGATTGTGAAATTTCTTCAGAAGTTTTTTGGATCTTCTTCTCCCATCCCGGACCTTCTCTTTTAGCAGAAATTTGTTCACCCTTCATTTGCTGACTGCCCATCATAGTAAGATGCCATCCACCTTCGAGAACTCCATCACCGTAGTGTCTTGCAGTTTTATTTTTAGAACAATATAGCTCTGTAGTAGGAGTTGGCATAATATCAACTCGTGTTGTTTTAGTTCCTGGCCATTTTCCGAGAGTCATTTGCCAATCGAAGAAGCATGTTCTAACATCTTGTGCCCAAAACATTTTTCCATATTTGTCAACTAATTTTTTTGATTCGTTGATTAATCTAGGATCCCAAATTTCGTCTAGGTCACTCATCATCATCCAATCATCTGACGAAACACTTCTAATTAAATCGGATAATGTGTCTCTCATTGATACTTCAACAATTCTACTATTAGATTTAAAGTCTGGATTATCGGTATTTCCAGAATAGTCTAGTTTTGATTTATCTATTTCTAAATATTGATAGACTATCTTGTTCTTTATGTCTTCTGGCAGCGTACTATAAATTTTATCAAATTGTGCCGGATGATGTTGCAGACTAAATGTAGTATCTGTTTCAACTATTACAAACTTATCTACATGTGGATTAAGATATTCTAATCTCACTCTAAGTAAATCAGTTTCGTTAAAGTATAAAAAGCTATCGATCATAAGTATCCTATTTTAAATATTTAGCAATTATATGCGCAGATAAATATATCACAATAAAACGGTAACTTACAATGAAACAACCTAGAATTAGTTATACTTTTTTCAATGATGTATGGAAAAGTAACAAACCTGGTTTCTATGTCGAAATTGGTGCATGGGATGGTAGAAAGAAGAACAGCACCATTGTGTTAGAAAAGGCAGGATGGGATGGCGTTGCTATTGAAGCAAGTCCTCCGAGTTTTGAATTATTAAAAAACAATAGACGATGTAGATGTCTAAATGTTGCAGTTTATGATCACGATGGAGAAGTCGAGTTTGCAATGTTTCCAGATCGCCCAGAGTGGAATGGTATCATTGAAACATATGGAGATTCACATAAGGAATTACTAAACAGTGCTAATCCTTCTATAGGTTCTAGATCATCGGCTCCTGCAAGCATAATTAAAATTCCTTGTAAAAAATGGTCAAGTTTAGAATTACCGAGTCACATTGATTATCTACAGGTTGATGTTGAAGGCGCAGAATTATCTATATTAAATTGTATCGATTGGGATACTACCACTATATCCTACATATGTTTAGAAGATAACAATTACGAAAAGGGAGATATGACCTATACTAGGTATATGGAGTCCTTAGGTTATGAATCTATTGCAAGACAAAATGTAGATTTTCTTTGGAAGAAAAAATGAAAAAGGTTGTTTTAGTTACAGGCGGATTTGACCCTATACATTCAGGGCACATTGCTTACATTAAAGAAGCGAAGAAATTAGGCGACATACTCGTTGTTGGTGCTAATTCGGATCAGTGGTTACGTGATAAGAAGGGCAGAGAATTTATGCCTTGGGAAGAACGTGCAACTGTGTTAAGTGCAATTTCTGAAGTTAGTAGAGTTATTAACTTTGATGATGCTGACGGTAGTGCCAAAGATGCTATTAGAAAAGTTAGACAACTTTATCCCTATGAGCAAATAGTTTTTGCTAACGGTGGGGATAGAACTAAAACTAATATACCAGAAATGGATTTGCTAGATTCGATGTTGCATTTAGAATTTGTGTTTGGTGTAGGAGGTGAACACAAAATGAATTCTAGTAGTTGGATTCTGCAAGAATGGAAAGCGCCTAAGACAGAACGCCCCTGGGGTTATTATCGTGTATTACACGAAGTATCTGGCATGAAAGTTAAAGAGCTTACTGTTAATCCTGGATGCAGCTTATCGATGCAACGTCATCAAAATCGTGCAGAATATTGGATTGTAAGTCATGGTGCCTGTGTTGTTAATTCTATGATGGCAGGTGGATATGCACTGCCTCCTACGCTGTTAAAAGAACATTTAGAATATAAAGTTCCAGTTGGGGAATGGCATCAATTAACAAATCCGTACGATGTTCCTTGTAAGATTGTTGAAATACAATACGGTGAAAAGTGCGTCGAAGAGGACATTGAAAGAAAATGAACAACTGGATATTTTTAAGTAAAGATGGTCAGGACCAATATATTAATATGTTTGCCATTGGTTCGGGCGGTAGAGTTATTAATTCAGCTGATTTTAATTTTTATGATAGCGAAGATCCTATTGTAATGAGAGGAATCTTAAAACATAAATTAATGAAAAGATGTTGGCTTGAGGGCCGAGACTTTTATTTTATGGACACTGGTTATCTCGGAAATCAAAAAGGACCGTTGAATCCTATGGGATGGAAATATTATCATAGGATTGTTAAAAATGATTTACAACACGATAAAATTGTTCCACGTCCAGACGACAGATTCAAAAAGCTAGCCATACCTATTCACAACTGGAAGAAGGGTGGTAAGAAAATATTAATAGCGAAACCAGACGAGAAACCTTGTATTTTCTATGATGTAGATCTAGAGCAATGGGTACAGGAAACTGTCGAAACCTTGAAGAAGTATACTGACCGTCCTATTGAAGTTAGAGAACGTGTTAAAAGTAGAACTGATAGAGTTATACACAATACACTTAAAGAAGCACTAGATGATGACGTGCATGCCTTAGTTACATTTAATAGTAACGCTGCAACTGAAGCAATCATGTATGGTTATCCAGCATTTACTCTAGCACCAACACATGCTGCAAAACCTGTATCATTACAGGATCTAAGCAAAATAGAAACACCATACTACCCAGAACTAGATAAAGTCCATGCTTGGGCTAATCACTTAGCGTATGGACAGTTTCACGTAAATGAATTAAAAGATGGCACTGCCTGGAGAATTTTAAATGAGCAATGATTTAATGTCAATATATGTTGGATATGATCCAAGAGAAGATATTGCATATAAGGTCTGTGAGTATTCGATTTATAAACATACGCCTGGTGCAAGTGTTAAACCGTTAAAACAAGATCAATTAAGAAGAGAAGGGTACTATACACGCCCTGTTGATAACCTAGGAGCCACAGAATTTACATTTACAAGATTTTTAATTCCTGCATTACAAAATTATAAAGGATGGGCATTGTTTTGTGATTGCGACTTTGTATGGACAGAAGACATTGAAGAACTGTTTAAAAAAGCTGATGACAAATATGCAGTAATGGTAGTGAAGCACGATCATAAACCAACTAATGCTGTTAAGATGGATGGAAAACCTCAGACGCAATATCCTAGAAAGAACTGGAGTTCGATGATCTTATGGAATTGCGGACATCCTAGCAATAAGAGACTAACACCAGAAGAAGTTAACTCTCGTCCAGGTTCTTTCTTACATAGATTTGAATGGTTAGCAGACAGCGAAATTGGTTCTGTAGAAACAAAATACAATTTCTTAGTAGGTTGGAACAACGAAAGCAAAGATGGTACTCCGGTAGCATACCACTGGACTGAAGGTGGTCCTTGGTTCCCTGCATATATGGATTGTCCATATAAGAATGTATGGTATCAATACCTTATAGAATATGCAGATGAAGCAGGCAGAAATAACAACAGTGTACAGACTTCTATTACATGGGTTACCTGTCTTTCTAGAGAATATTATAACTATGCAGCAAACATTACAATGCCGTCGTGGACTAATTTACCAGGGGATGTTGTGTTTGTATGGGACGATAAGCCTGTTGATCTAGGATTTGGAACAATTTATAACTTCTGGAAAGAAGTTGTATCGCCGGAAGATCCTTGGCTCAAAGAAGGCATGGGTGGTTCCAAAGCAGATAGGTTCTGGAAGAAGAGTCGAACACAGGTTTGGGCTGCACGTAAGTTTAAAGGTCTAGTTGTCTGGATAGATGCTGATATTCATGTATCGCAACCATTGACTAGAACAAAGGCTATGGAATTATTACATCCTAATCCTCGTATCTGGGCTAGTTTAGATTGTGGACAAGAGTGGCCACTAGCAGGTGATTGTCCAATTGATACCGGACTGGTTGCATTTAATACAAAGCACCAAGACTTTGATAGATTTATTAGAGATTACTCTACTACATGGTACAACGGAGACATCTTTAAACTACCACAGCCTTATGATCATCATGCAGCAAATAAAGTTCGTGAAAAATGGCCAATGAAATCATTTACACCTAACTATAAACAATGGTCTAATCAACCTACAGAATTTATCAGCAGATTTGCCATGGAAAATAGTTACGTGAAAGATTATTTTATACATTATCTTGGTATTGATAAAAAAGAACAACTAACTAACACAGTTGGCAATAAGGCTGATAAAAAAGAGAAAAAATCTAAATGAAATTTGTGTCATATCTAGCTTGCCTTCCACCAAACAACAAGAATGTTGAAAAGGGGCAAATATTATCTAAGTTTGCACTTGGTGTTGGCTACATCGGTGACGAGTTAATCATTCATAATGATAGAACTCTTGTCGATGCTGATGTTGCAATGATGATAGGCTGGGTTCATGAGGACTCTAAGACTACACAACATCTTATTTTTAGAAAACAGATTATTGATAGACAAAAAAGTCTAGGTAAACGAGTATTGCTTGCAGATAGTAACTTGTTTTTATATAAAGATAAAGCTAATCCTCAACATTATCTTCGTTACAGCTTTGACGGAGTCTTTCCTAACACTGGCGAGTACTGCGATAAGGATATTGACCCAACTCGCTGGCAAAAACTGTCTGCTAATCTAAATGTTCCCATTAAAGACTACAGAGATAACGGAAATCATATTTTATTATGCCTGCAACGTAACGGCGGATGGAGTATGGGCGGGTATGATGTCATAGATTGGACCGCATCGACTATTAAAGAACTAAGAAAATATACTGATAGGGATATTATTATTAGAGCACATCCTGGAGACAGAAGTTCTAAAGAATATTTGCATCCTAGAAACCTAATGAAGAAAATTGGACTTCTAAAAGGTGTAAGATTGTCAAAACCAGATGCTGAATTGTCACAAGATTTAAAAAATTGTTGGGCGGTAGTAAACTACAATTCAAGCCCAACTGTGGGAGCTGCTATCGAAGGCTATCCTATTTTTGTAACTGATCCAGAACGTAGTCAATGTCGAGAAATTGCAAATTTAAATCTTGCAGATATCGAAAATCCTGTTTTATTCGACAGGCAATCATGGGCCGAACGCCTAGCAATGTTCCATTGGAACTTCGATGAAATAGAAAGTGGTGAGTGCTGGTCACACATGAGAAAATATGTATGAAGTTAGAAGTAATTACAAGTTTTAATAACGCCTATTATGATTTGATTGGTAAAGACTGTGTGGAAACATGGTTAAAGTACTGGCCATCAGATTTACAGTTAACATGCTATGTTGAAGAATTTGCACTGCCGGAACATTCTCGACTAAAGCAAATATCATTTGATGAATTTAAACCAGAGTACTACGAATTTCAATCAACTGCTGACAAGCAAGTTAAAAAATTTGCCAAGAAGGCATGGAGTTTCATTCATGCCATGGAAAATTCAAAAGCAGATTGGATTATCTGGGTAGATGCTGATGTATTGACTACAGCACACATTGAAACATCACTAATTCAGTCAGTATTGCCACAACATGTTCTAAGTACGCACATGGGTGTTACATATACCGAATCTAAAGACGGAACTCCAGGAAGATGGTTTGTGCCGGAGACGGGATTTTTTGCAATCAATACACAACACGAGCAATTTCAAAATTTTAGAAGTGAATACAAACGTCACTATGTTGAAAGAGATACAAAACATCTCAGAAGATTCTATGATAACGATGTGTATGGATTTGTATTTGAAAAATTAAATGCTCCAGGGTATGATTTGTGTAAAGGATTTACTAAACCCTACAAAACTCCCCTGAAGCATACTGTACTTGGACCGTACTTGTCTCACTATAAAGCGAAACACTCAAAACATACGTTTAGCTTGGAGAATTGATCCAATATTTTTCGTTTCTACGAACAATTAAATCAGCTCTATTACTTTTGCCAGTATCTTTACGCTTACCTTTTAGATGATCTAGGTAAGCTCCCCACTGACTATTGATCAATGGATGCCCTTCTCCCCTGAACAGACCAGCACTCCAGTCATACCATTGCCATTCGGGGTGACGCTGTTTAACTTCTTTGCGAACTTCGTCAAAAACCCAACAATCATTCCACTCGCTCATTGAAAACAATCTTCCAGTGTCGTAGGCTTTTTGGAACTCTACAAGAAATTCTTGTGTAGCGGCATCCTTGAGATTCATCGAATACAAACCACACTCTGTGAATTTCTTTTCTCGACCTAAAAACCCTAATCCAATTTCGGGAGCTGCCATTTTGTCGATAAAATGGTGGGGAACTGGGGTATGACATACCATGTCGGCATCCATCCAGAACAGAACATCGGCATCGCAGTTGGCAGCAGCATGGCACACTGAATAAATCTTATGACTGAATCGAATAGCGTCCCATCGAAATCCAATGCCAGGTTGCTTGCCTTTAGGACCAACCGGTCCTAGTGGAAATTCTCCACGAGCTTTTGGGTCATTTTTCCACTTTTCTTTAAATTCTACAAGTGCAGGAACAGTAGAATGTAAATCTCTCACAACAAGATTTGGAGCAGTTTCAGTTACTTCACAATCTTCTGGGTAGACGTAAAGAGTCACATCGCTGGGCCATGTCTCTAAGAATGTTTGAATCATTCTTCTTCCATATTTTTCATAACCTGCCTTATGAAACGTGGTAACAACTGCTTTTTTCATTATTTTGTATATCTCTTAATATCAGCTTCAACCATCATTTTAACAAGTCCGTCAAAGTCTGTTCTACGTTTCCAACCTAATACAGTTTCTGCCTTTGTTGGATTGCCACATAGGCTATGTAGTTCTGCTGGACGAACAAATGCTGGATTAGTTTCAATATATTTCTGCCAATCTTCAATTCCTGCATACTTGAATGCACGTTCTAACAAGTCACCGATGGTATATTGCACACCGGTAGCAATAACATAGTCGCCTGGTTCGGGTTGTTGCAACATTAGCCACATAGCTTCTACAAAGTCTCCGGCAAATCCCCAATCACGTTTAGCATCTAAGTTGCCCAAGACAATTTTATCGGCTAGTCCCATTTTAATTTTAGCAACACCGTCTGTAATTTTACGTGTTACAAATTCTTTACCACGGATAGGTGATTCGTGATTGAATAAAATACCATTCGAAGCATGAAGACTATAACTTTCACGGAAGTTTACAGTCATCCAATAAGCATACAACTTAGCAACACCATAAGGACTACGTGGCCAGAACGGAGTTTTTTCATCTTGTTGTCCTCCGGATATTTCGATGCTGTTGCCAAACATTTCGCTAGTACTGGCTTGATAGTATCTAGTATCTGGACTGTGCTGTTTGATAGCATTTAATATGTTTAAGACACCAACTGCATTTACTTCAGTGGTCATCTTATTAAGATCCCAACTTGCTCCTACAAAACTTTGTGCAGCTAGGTTGTAAAATTCGTTTGGCTTCAAACTCTTAACTAAGTGGTTCATACACCCGTCATCTGTGATATCACCGGTGATTAATTCGACATCATTTTCGATTCCGAGGAACTTAATATTGTCAAGATTTGGATTAGAATATCTTTTAACTAGACCGTATACCTTATAATCTTTTTCTAAAAGAAGTTTTGCTAGGTACGGACCGTCTTGTCCAGTCATGCCTGTAACGAATGCGATTTTTTTCATGAATTTTCCTATCTGTAAAAACGTCTGTTATTTATAGGGTCTTTTTATTTTATTTGCCAGACGTGACAATTCTTCTGAATGTCAGTTACTTGGTACCTCTGAGACTTCATAAATTTATAATAGTCAACTGAATTACCCACTGACCCTTCTATCATGATTGTGGCTATTGCACATCTCCAAAGTTGTTGTAAATTTGGTAAAACATGAACATATTCTTCGTCTATGAAAACAAAGTCAATGTCAGTTAATATGTTGGCACTATCTAATTCTTCACGATAGATTAAATTTTTTGCTCTTACTGTATCGTCCTTAGGGTATACCACGAAGACTGTTTGAGCAGTATCTATTAGATCCTGTAAATTTCCAAAAGCCGAGCCGATTACCAAGACATTACGAAAATTCTTGTTAATTTTTTTCATCCGTTTTGCAAATTTACTCATAGATTAGCATTAAATACTAATATATTTATTGACTCATGAAATTCAAAATTTACAAAGAATTTGGCGCATTGAACAGTGTGCCTGTGTTTGCTGCCTTAGAAGAAGGTATTAGAAAATCTGGATTTTCTGTGGTTGATAACGACCAAGATGTTGATGTTATATGGTCGGTGCTCTGGCAAGGCAGGATGAAAAATAATCAACAGGTATATGAAAGAGCACTACAAAAAAATAAACCGGTAATGATTGTTGAGGTAGGAAATCTATTAAGAGGACGTACTTGGAGATTGTCGCTGGGTAATATAAACGGCTCAGGAATCTTTGCAAATCATGAAAATTTAGACATTTCTAGACCAGAAAAATTAGGAGTAAAATTATCTCCGTTAGTCGAAAATAGAAAAAATGAAATTCTAATTGCTTGCCAACATCACAACAGTCTTCAATGGAAAGGACAACCTAATATGGTTAATTGGGCTGTTCAAAAAATTGAAGAAATTCGTAAATTTACCTCAAGACCCATTGTTGTAAGACCACATCCTAGGAACCAATTCTCTTTAAATTATGCAGGCGTTAGAGTAGACATTCCACGACCAATACCAAATACATATGATGATTTCAATTTTGATTGCAACTATCATTGTGTTGTAAATCACAATAGTGGACCGGCGGTTAAGGCAGCAATTTGTGGTATACCAGTAATAACTGACGTATCAAGCCTTGCCTATCCAGTAAGTGATATAATTCAAAATATTGAAAATCCTGTTTTAAAAGATAGAGAAGAATGGTTTTTAAAATTGACGCACACTGAATGGACCCTTGACGAAATTGCCAGCGGTCATCCAGTTAAAAATCTCATTTCTACATTGAAATAATACTTGACTCTTACAGATAATTCTGTTAGAATAGTTAAATGGCAATATCTTTATACATCGAAGACACCTTTACAGAGTTCTATGAACTGTGTATGGTAAATCCTGAAATACTGCAAAGACAAGACGCAGGGGCTTGCCAAAGTTTCTACGATTTAATTATCATTAATGCCAGTCTAACTGCAAATCAAGGAAATTATCTTTTAAAGATTTTAGACAAGTACAAACACTTTGCTAAAAAATTAAATCTAGATTTTGTCGACACATTACCAAATTTAGTTTGGAAAAATTCTTTTAGAACATTAGATCTTTCTAAAACTGTTTCTGTAGAAAATACAGAAAAAGGCGTTAATGTATGCCTAAAATTTCCATATTCTTTAAAGAAAGAATTTGAAACAGATATTGAAAACGGCAAAGCAGATTCTACTAGTCGTTGGGATTCTGACAGAAAGTTGAGAGTATTAAACTTGTATAATCACAACATTATTCAACTTCACGAATTTTGCCAAAAACACAATTTTGAGATTGACGAATCCTTTTTAGATGCTGTAAGTCAAGTTGAAGAAGTGTGGCAACATCAAGAAGATGTTTTGTGTTACAGTGTGTTTGAAGACGATAATCTAGTATTAAAAAATGCTGTAGATTCGTCTTTAACATATTGGAATGAAAATAAAACAGATTCGATTACCCATAATATGTTCCTGGCAAAATCTATGGGATATCCAGTAAAATTGCCATTTGCCGCAGAGACTGCAATTGAAAAAATTTCTTCAACTACAGAAAAAATGTTCTGGATGCAATCTGTAGAAGACTTTTTTAATTTGTATAAAGACGTAGGAGGCATTGCCTGTGTCTTGTTAGATAGAAATACAAAAAATGTTGTTGAATGGCTGGAAACTTTTGTAGAAACAGCCGATCGCCACTATGCACGTAATTTAATCAAGGTATGTTTTAGAGACGAAGCAGATAAATCTTCAAATCTAAATTCATGGATTAAAGACAACGGCTTAGGAGGCAAAGTAGACGAAGGCAAGATCCTTGTCTTTAATCATAAACCGCCTAAATGGTTGTTTACTAAGAGTGTAGATGTTAAAATTATTGTAACAAATAGTTATACTCCTCATAGTGAACCCATTGCATCTTCATGGTTATCAAGTCATCCTTGCGTCTGCTATGTGGGAGATATAAAGCCCACGCCGCCAAGGAATAAGAAAATTGTCAGTTTGTAAATTAGTAATTAAAGATGAAGTAAACATTAAGTGCGATGGCCTAAGCGTTGAAACAAGACGCAAAATTGTCAACAAACTAAAATTCGACTTACCTTACGCACGTCACATGCCTGCTTATAAACTAGGCAGATGGGATGGCACAAAGACATACTTTGGTATCGGTGGAACTGGCTATCTTGCACATCTTGATGTTATTCTTCCAATTATCGAAGAATCCGGTTATGAGATTGAGATTGAAGATTTAAGGCAACATAGCACAATCGAATTCAATCACGTCACTGAAAACTATTGGGCAGACAAAGGCAAGACATGGCCCAAGGGACACCCGGAAGCAGGTAAGCCTATTGTTCTACGCGACTATCAATACGATGTAGTTAACAAATTTGCTGATAATCCTCAAGCACTCCAAGAAGTAGCTACAGGAGCAGGCAAGACTATTACAACAGCTACACTAAGCCATTTGTGTGAAAAATATGGACGCACAATGGTAATCGTTCCTAACAAAAGTCTTGTGGTACAAACTGAAGAAGACTACCGAAATCTAGGATTAGATGTTGGTGTGTATTTCGGTGATAGAAAAGAATTAAACAAGACACATACAATATGCACTTGGCAAAGTCTTAACGTATTAGACAAAAACAGTTATGATTCCGATGCGCTAACACTTGCAGAGTTTACCGAAGGTGTTGCGGCAATTATTGTTGACGAGGTGCATCAAGCTAAAGCAGATGTTCTAACTAAGCTACTGACTCAGAACTTTAAGAACTGCGCTATAAGATGGGGTTTAACAGGAACTGTGCCTAAGGAAGCGTGGGAGTTTCAAGGCATACTTGCAAGCATTGGTCCAGTTATTAATCAAGTATCTGCACACGACTTACAGGAAAAGGGTGTGTTGGCCCAGTTACAAATTAATATTTTACAAACTAACGAAGTACAGGCATTTAGAAGTTTCTCAGACGAATATGCTTTCCTTGTAACAGACGATAGTCGATTAACTTGGATGGCAAATAAAATTAAAGAACTTTCACTAAGTGGAAATACACTGGTTTTAATTAATAGAATTGATACCGGTAACAAACTAATCGAACGCATCCCAGAAGCTGTATTTGTTAGTGGCGGCATGAAACTTGACGACCGGAAAGAAGAATATGACGAAATTAAAACTGCTGATAACAAGATTATTGTGGCGACTTATGGTGTGGCCGCTGTGGGTATTAATATTCCAAGGATTTTTAATCTGGTTCTTATTGAACCCGGAAAGAGCTTTGTCCGAGTTATACAAAGTATTGGGCGAGGCATTAGAAAAGCGCAAGACAAGGACCACGTTGAGATCTGGGATATCACATCTGCCTGCAAATACTCCAAGCGCCATCTCACGGAAAGAAAGAAGTACTACAAAGAGGCGAAATACCCCTTTACAATAACAAAAGTGAACATATGAAAATTTTAACCCTAAACAATAGATCTTTTGATCTAAATGACTTACCAGATGAAGTAGACGAAGATACAAGATTTTCTGTACTTGATAATAGTAATCCGAACGAACCGGATTTCTATTTCATGCCATTGATATTTCTTGAGTCATTTAACAGTCCTGCTATCTTACTAAATGTTGGAGGCTATGAAGTTCAAATGCCACTTGACTGGTGTATGGTAGTTGGAGATAAAGACTGTGGACTAGATCCAGAAGTATTACCGTTAACTAGTTTAAATGAACGGGGTTTTGACGCTTTCTCTTTTAATCCAGTAAATGGATTTAAGTGTGAATATTATCCTATTGAAATAGTAAACATCTATCAGGATGTTCGTTGGTATTTCCCAAAGATGAAGAATGGACAATTATTAACAGTTCCATTACACGACGGACCTAATCCTCCGTGTGTATTCTTTGTTAAAGAGATTAGTAGACAAAGCGAAATTTTACAACTCGACAAGGTGATTTAATGAAACAAGGTAAAGTATGGGGACAAACAGAATTGCTTGAAGCTAATGGTGTATTAGAATTTCATCGCATTGAAGCTAAAGCTGGTGGCGTGTGTTCTAAACACAAACACAAGTATAAGTGGAATGGCTTCTTTGTTGAGCAAGGAGAAATGATTATTAGGGTATGGAAAAATAACTATAGCCTAGTAGATGAAACACTTCTCAAAGCAGGACAATATACAAAGGTTGCACCGGGTGAATATCATCAATTCGAAGCAGTAACTGATTGTATTGCATTTGAATTGTATTGGGCAGAGTTTGATCATGATGACATCGAACGTGAAACTGTAGGATTTACAAAGTAATGGGAAACCTTAAACCAGGAGCCGAATATGTTTATGAACGTCAAGATGGCGTAGTGTATGCTCGAGAAAAAGGAGCACCTACACAAGAACGTACTGCAATTGGTTGGGACTGGGAACTTGAAACCAACCCTGCTAGGGTTAGAGGTGCAAGCATAGACAGTATTAGAGAAAATCAATTGTGGTATCAAATAAGACAAGAAGCAATGGTTAATCCTTCTTTGCATGAAGCCTTAGAACGTGTTAAAATGTTATACTACTTGAGTAAGAACAATGGCAAATAAACATATAGATCTTTTTAAAGAGATAATCCCAGCAGTAGATTTAGGAATGAAAGATCTATGGGATGCAGCCACTGACGAAGGCCGCAAAGAAATTAAAGGAGACTTTTGGAACCTTAATCGTTATATCAGTAATGTTAAGAGTACCAACAGAGAACTTCAAGAACATTTTTTATTAACGACTAATGAGTTTTATAATAAAAATTGGGCATTGATTCAAAAGCATCCTAAGCTAGTCTGGCAGACATTATGTTTGTGTAGTCACGAAACTAAGAAGACATATTTTCATGAATGGATTCCGTTAAAGAAAGCTAAAAATAAAAAAGTAGAATTTTTAGCAGGACTATTTCCAGATATGAAAATGGCAGATGTTGAAACATTGGCAGCTATAACTACAGATAAAGAGATCAAAGAATATGCTAAGGACCTTGGTTGGGACAAAAAGCAAATCAATGAAATTAAACTATAAGTGTGAATTTTGTAACAAACTGTTTGCCAAAGAAAAAACTTTGGTTGTGCATATCTGTGAACAAAAAAGAAGACACTTAGGTAAAAATGAAAAACATGTTCAGTTAGGACTATTAACCTTTCAGCGTTTCTATGAACTAACTCAACGCACAGCAAAACCTAAAACCTTTGATGAATTTGCTACCAGTAGTTTTTATACAGCATTTGTGAAGTTTGGTAGTTTCTTATCAAACACTAATCCGATATATCCGGAAAGATTTATCGACTATGTTGTTAAAAGTGGTATCAAGTTAGATCATTGGTGCCGTGATGAATTATACGATAGTTACATCAGTGAGCTTATTAAAATTGAGCCTGCTGACGGTGCTATACAAAGAACAATTAGTAATATGATGTCCTGGGGAGATTCCAACAATGCTCCTTGGGAACACTATTTCCAATATGTTAATTTAAACAGAGCTACGCACGACATTAAAGAGGGCCTAATTAGTCCTTGGATGGTGTTAAATAGCAAGTCAGGAAGAGACATGCTAAAGCGCATGAACGACGAACAATTGGAAATCATTAGTGCGGTGATCGATCCTCAGTTTTGGGCTCGACGATTTAAATCATTGCCTGCTGACGTAGAATTAGTTAAAGATGTCATTAAGGAGGCTAAGATACTGTAATGCCAAAACGACCAGAACCAGAGTACGAAGAAGAAGAATTGAAAGAAAATGAGGAATTTATTTCTCGAGATGATATAGAAATTGAAGTTGTTGTTGGCAATGAATCACCGGATGTGTATGTTAAGTTCAGTGGTTTCGACGATGAAGAAGATGCTGAAGAATACGCACAATTCTTAGCAGATACATTGCCTCTACTACTATTTGAAAGTACGAGATTACAATAATGCCGGATATCGACATAGACTTTGTTGACAGAGAAAAAGCATTATCTCTTTTCAGGCACACTGGTGCTAGTAGAAAAGAAGATGGCAAACTCGTCAAACATAATACAGGTGTATACCTACATGAGGTGCCTGTAGATCCTGTCACGGATCTATGTGCAATACCCTACGACGAAGCTGAAGAAGAAAAATATTTTAAAATAGACTTTCTTAACGTCAGTATCTACAAGGGTGTTAAGGATGAAGATCATTTAAATCGATTACTAACACAGGAACCGTTATGGGAACTACTAAAGGACGACACGTTCAGCAATCTATTGTTTCACGTAAACGGACATGGTGGGTTATTAAGAGAGACGGCACCACAATCTATAGAGCAACTAGCGGCAGTATTAGCGATGATACGTCCAGCCAAAAGACATCTAGTTGGAAAAGATTGGCAGACGATTTTGAAAAACGTTTGGGTAAAACCAGACGGAAATGAATACTATTTTAAGAAAAGTCATGCCACTGCTTATGCTGTTGCTATCGTTGTACAAATGAATTTGATATGCGAGCAGGCAGCAGAATGAACTTAGATAAAGACGCATTTAGTTCTGCACAAGTACAATCAAAATTATGGTTAGTACAACAATTAGAGTATTGTCTAAATGAAATGCACCCCACTGACAGTGACAATGGTTTTAGAATTTGGATACTTGCAGGCTGGTATGGATTGACTAATTTTCTAATTCGTACACGTAACAAAATACCTGTATTAGAAGTTAGAAGTTTTGATATTGATCCTAGCTGCGAAGAAATTGCAGATAGCATTAATAATCTTTGGGTGTGGCAGGCATGGCAATTTAAAGCTCGCACTGGAGATATTAATCAATTGGTATATTCTCCAAAACCGGATGTTGTTGTAAACAGTGCCATTGAGCACATGTCAGACAATGCGTGGTGGGATAATATTCCAGAAGGTACTATTGTTTGCTTACAAAGTAGTAACATGGATCATGATGATCATGTAAATGTATTTTCTAATACTAGGGATATGTTAGAAAAATATAGATTACAAGAATGTTATTATGAAGGGGTGAAGAGATTTCAATACGACGATTCAGCATTTAATCGTTGTATGATTATTGGTGTTAAGTAGGTTTTCTAAGTAAAGTAATAGACTTTCGTTTAATACGTTTTACAATAATATCATTAAGACTAGTGCAAGGGCCAAATATAACTTTTACATCTTTTGTTGAAAAGTTTCTTATTGAGTATCGGAAATCTACAATTTCTCTTAGTAGAAAGATATTAATAGGAATCTGTCTGTTTGATTCCCACCACCAAGTTTCACCTAATGCTAAGAATCTAGCCTTATCAACGTCTGTTTTGATAAGACTATAATCATACATACTTGTAACCTGTGCGTCCTGATTAATGATGATGCCTACGTATTCCTGATCTACATGGTTTAACACGCTGATAAATGGAAAGTTCTGCTGTAAATTTTCTGTTATTCTCATAGATAAATATTGCTAAAGGTCCATAGTATGCAAGCAATTTCAGTTTATTTATATCCAAACAAACTCGATGTATTTACAAATTTGCCGTCTGAATGGCTACAAGAGAGGTATCGTCAAGTGTACAATAGAAACGTTAAGATTTACAGAGGTGTAGATAATAGAGTAGATCTACAGGCTAGAAACTCTGATGAGAAAAAGCAAGATATGACAGGCTATACTCTAGTGTTTCGTTTAATTGCTCGCGAAACACAAGAACTACTATTAGAAAAAGATTGCACAAGTATTAGTCTAACTGATGGTAGAGCATATGTTACATTAACTGAAGCAGAATTAGCTAACATAGAACCTGGATCATATCAATACTCAGTTGTTAAAGAAGTTAGAACAGATATAGACGAAGATACGTATGTTGTTACTAGTAGAACACCTATGTATATCGATAGCCAATACGGCACATTAGCAACTATAGAAATTGGAAAAGGACTTAAAGGCGAACCATTAGAAACTACCAAAGTCATTGCTTTTAGTAAGCACCAATCCTTTGGAGAACCGTTTGACACTTACTATGTTAGTAGCATTATAGATGCTAGACCAGAATTATCATCACCACAGAGCTTGCATACATTTCAAATCAACTTGTCAGCATATTCGGGCAACCTTACAATTCAAGGAAGCATTAGTGACGGTGGCAATCCACAAGTTTGGACAACTATAGAATCATTTACAGCTACAGATAGCTCTACTCTATATAAGAATGTTACTGGAAAGTATAATTGGTTTAGAGTAAAACATACACCTAGCACCGCAAATACAGGAACTGTTGACAGTATATTATACAGATAGTATAATAATTGTATGACTCTGGTTCTTGATAAGTTTCGTGCATTACTACCTCCTAAGACAAAGTCCAGCCCTAGCGGCTGGTTAAGTTTTAACGCTCCCTGTTGTCATCATCGCGGACACGCACATGATACACGTAAACGAGCAGGCGTTATGTTTAGTGACGGAGTTGTTTATAATTGTTTTAATTGTAAATATACCGCTAATTGGCAACCAGGCAGAAGTCTAACAGAAAAATTTAAAAACCTGTGCAGATGGTTAGGAGCAAGTGACGACGAAATCAATACTATGATTTTTGAGGCACTGAAAACAGAAAGCCCCGAATACAAGCCAGAAGAATTCAAAGCAAAAATAGAGTTTACGGATAAAGAATTACCAGACGGTGCAATGCCGTTAGTTGATTGGCTAGATGCTAAACTTACCGAAGAGGAAGAAAAGCAATTAGTTAAAGTTGTCGAATACGTTGTAGATCGAGGATTTGATCCGCTAAGTAAAAACTTTTATTGGACACCCGAAGCCGGATATGCAGATAGAGTTATTCTACCATATTTTTATCAAGGTAGGATTGTAGGTAATACAGCACGTAAGATTAGAACTGGTATGCCTAAATACATATCAGATCAACATCCGTTCTTTGTCTATAATGTAGATAGTCAAGACGAAGATAATCAATATATATTTGTAGTAGAAGGACAGTTTGATGCTTTGTCAGTAGGGGGTGTTGGTTTACTCACCAACGAAGTGTCAGAACAACAGGCTAGGATAATTAATAGCATGGGCAAGAAAGTTATTGTAATACCTGACCAAGACAAGGCAGGCACAGTACTAATGGAACAAGCTTCGGCGTTAGGTTGGGCTGTAGCATTTCCTAGTTGGGAACCACACATTAAAGATTGTGCTCAAGCTGTAAAAGAATACGGCAAATTGTTTGTGATTGTTGATGCGATAAAAACAGCCACAACAAACTTAGGTAAAATCGAAATTGAAAAAATTCGATTGTTAAACAAATCGGAGAAACAGGATGCTTAACAAACTATTAGATATACTCACCTATCCGTGGAGGAGATATCAAGAAAAGAAAGCATGGAAAAAGAGATTAGCTGAATTAAAAAAGCGTGATCCTTTCATCTACAAATGATACAATGGGGAATTAATGCTCTTAATCACGGCAGCAGTCTTGCGGTGTTTAAGGATAACAAACTTATTTCAAATCAAGCGTGTAATAATGATGAACTAGACAGTTCAGTTATTAGGAATGCACTGCATAATGGATCACCTGATTTTATTTTTTGGTATGAACAGCCTTGGATTAAAAAGGCAAGACAATTAAAAGCCAAACAATGGAATAGAGCATTTGATCTATCAGTCTTGCCAAAAAGTTATCTTAACAGAATACGAGTAAATTATGCGCCAGTCAATTATACACCGCATCATGCTAGTCACGCAGCCGCAGGCTACTATACCAGTCCTTTTAATCACGCTGCTATTGTGGTACTCGATGCAATAGGCGAGTTTGAATGTGCGACTATCTGGGAAGCCAAACATGGTGAGATGAAAAAAGTTTGGAGTCGCAGTTATCCAAACAGTCTAGGATTATTCTATAGTGCGTTCACTGATTTCTTAGGAATGACACCTATTCAAGATGAATACCTACTTCAACAAATGGCAACGAAGGGTGATCCTAAAAGATTTAGAGATAGCGTTAAACTTTATTTTAAGAAAGGCACACTGAATCTAGATTATAATTTTCACAAGGGCATTCAAGACTGGAGTTGTGAAACATGGAGTGAAGAAGATAAGTGCGATCTAGCTGCTGCTGTACAAGAAGAATTTGAAATACAAGTTGGCAGCGTTATGATGACTGCTAAACATTTAACTGGTTCAGATTGTCTAGTGTACATGGGCGGTTGCGCTATGAATTCTAAAGCAAATAAGAATGAAGTAGAGCCAAGATTTAAACACATATGGTCATTGCCAAACCCAGGAGACCCTAGCAGTTCAATCGGTGCTGTGTTATATCATACAAAACAACGAGTGTGGGATTATAATTTTGGTGTTGTAAAACACATACGGATTAGTGTATAATAGTTAATATGATTAAAGATTACGGTTACGAAGTACAAAAGTTATATCTTGAACTAATGATGGCAGATGCGGAAGTATTTGTTCGTTGTCAAGGTATCTTTGACCACACGTTGTTTGATAGAAAGTTACAAGACGCCGCGGAATTCATCAATGAATATGCCAAAGGCTATAATGTATTGCCAGACTTTGAAATGGTTAATGCAAGTTGCAGAACTGATCTAAAGAAACCTGAAGAAGTTAAAGAAGGGCACATGGATTGGCTCTTAGACGAATTCGAAAATTTTACTAGACACAAAGCACTTGAAAGAGCAATTATTAAAAGTAGTGAACTGCTTGAGAATAAAAATTATGGCGAAGTAGAAGCACTAATCAAAGAAGCTGTACAGATTGGTCTTGCTCGTGATATGGGTACAGATTACTTTGCTGATCCTCGCGGACGACTATTAGGACTTAAAGATAAGAACGGTCAGGTGTCTACTGGTTGGGCTACTATGGACAAGAGATTGTTTGGTGGGTTCAACCGAGGAGAGCTTAATATCTTTGCAGGTGGATCTGGTGCAGGTAAGTCGTTGTTCTTGGCTAATCTAGGTGTAAACTTTGCAATGACTGGATTGAATGTTGTATACCTAACACTAGAACTTTCAGAAGCACTTGTATCGATGCGTATCGACTCAATGGTAACTGGTGTGTCGACTAGAGAGATCTTTAAGGATCTTGACGATGTTGAAATGAAAGTTAAGATGATTGGTAAGAAGGCAGGCATGTTACAGATTAAGTATATGCCCAGTGGCAAGACAACCAACGACATTCGTGCATATCTAAAAGAATATGAAATCAAGTGCGGAAAGAAAGTTGACGTATTATTAGTTGACTACTTGGACTTGTTAATGCCTATTGGTAAGAAGATTTCGGCAGAGAACTTGTTTATTAAAGACAAGTATGTGTCAGAAGAACTTCGTAATCTAGCAATGGAAAAGAAGTGTGTGTTCGTTACTGCGGCACAGTTGAATCGAGGTGCTGTTGAAGAAGTTGAATTCGATCACAGTCATATCTCGGGTGGTTTGTCAAAGATTCAGACAGCGGATAACGTGTTTGGTATCTTCACAAGTCGTGCAATGCGTGAACGTGGCAAGTATCAATTACAGTTAATGAAGACACGCAGTTCAAGCGGTGTTGGTATGAAGATTGACTTAAACTTCGATATTGAAACACTAAAAATTACAGACTGTCCTGAGGACGAGCAAGAAAATAACGGTGCTACAAATAGAGGTAGTAGTAGCATTATTGAAAGCATTAAAGCACGTAGCACAGTTAAAGCTGATGCAGACGGAGTTATTAGCGATGATCCAACAGAGGGTCGATCTTTGGGCAAGGTTAGAGCTAACGTAGAAAGTAGCAAGCTCAGAGAAATTTTAAACAATCAATTTGGCGATGAAGACTGAGCGTATTGAATTATTAAAGTGGTTGCCCTCTGAGGGCGAAAATATCGAAATAGATTGGCCCAAAGTACATAAAACCATAGGCGTAGATCACACCAAATGGTTATTAAAACAAGAACTTAATCATTGCCAGCTTATACTAGAGCGCAATGATATGTATTGTAGATTAGTTGCTGAATTCTACCACGAACGCACATTATTAAATTATCATCTAATGTGGGCTAAATAATGAATGCGAGCAAAAGAATTTATTGTAGAACGTAGCAGCAGGCCCTTAAGAAAAAGCGCCAAAGCGTCAATCAGCGGCTTACGCAAAAACGCAGCCCTAGATAATAACAATCACCCATATCTAGCATATAGAATGGGTATTGCTATGGCAGGTAGTCCAGACTATCCAATGGATCAGAGCGGTCCGTTAGGCAGTAGTTTTGTTACCACAGATTACACAGATGCAGATACAGAGATTCGTAAAGGTGCTGAAAAAGTCATGGGTGTACGAAGCCAAGAAGTTTCAGGCAAAGGTTCTGCAGAAATGGATTTAGTTAACACACAAGCAATTGTAGCTAAACCAAAAAAGAATAAGTACGGAGTTTGATGTGCTGTTACGTGAATTTGCAGAAACGCCAGTCGTCACAATTAATAAGCGCCTAAATCCTAAACTATGGAATGATGGCAAACTTGATCTAGCCATTGCAGACAAGTTAAAAGAAATTGCAGAAGCATTTGTAGAATTTGTCGGTATTGATTTAGATATCGTTGATTTAACTATCACCGGATCTAATGCTAATTATACCTGGACAGATCACAGTGACTTAGATCTGCATGTTATTGTTTCTGGTTTACCATCAGACAACGATAGAGAACTATTCAATGCTAAAAAGACTCTTTGGGGTGATCAACACGATATCACTATCAAAGGTATGCCCGTAGAATGTTACGTTCAAGGTCAAGACGAAAAACACCACAGCACAGGCGTCTATAGCCTGTTAAACGCGGCGTGGATTGTTGAACCTAAAAAGATAAAGCCTCAGGTAGATGATGCTGCTGTAGAAGCTAAAAAAGACGCTGTACTGCATGATATAGAAGTAGCTCTACTCAGTAAAGACTTAGAAAAGATTCGCACTGTTAAAGACAAGATAGTTAAGATGCGCAAAGCAGGCTTAGAACGTGCCGGAGAGTGGTCAACAGAAAACCTAGTTTTCAAAATAATTCGAAACCTAGGTTTGATTGATCAAATTGCGGAAAAGATCCGCGAACTTGAAGATGAGCAGTTGAGCCTAGAGCAGGCCCAATAATTAGGTTAATCGTCGCTGTTCTTAATACCGAACAACTGTAACAAGTTGATAAACAAGTTAATAAAGTCCAAGTAAAGGGTCAATGCACCCATAACTTCTACTGCGGTGCTATCACCGTCATCTACGCTAACCATTTCACGAATCTGTTGTGTGTCATAAGCAGTAAGTGCCAAGAACACTAAAATTGCAATAGCACTAATAAACATCTGTAGGGCCGTGCTGCCAATAAAGATGTTAATGATACTAACAATGATAATAGCAATCAGCGCAATGAACGCATACTTGCCAATGCTGTCCAAACTTCGTTTAGTAAAGTAACCGTAAAAGCTCATTACCCCAAACAGTACAGCAGCTCCCATAAATGCTGATACAATACTAGCCATTGTATAGACAGCAAATACCACAGCAAGACTCAGGCCCATAACGGCAGCAAATGCACACAGGGTTAGAACAGCAACTTCCTTTGGGGGATCACTGTTAAGAATCACGGGCACAACAAACACAAATGCCAGAGGCGCTAGCATAACGACCCAGTGCATGATACCTGTGAAGAAAAACTTAACTAGCTCGGGATTCAATCCCACGTAGGCTGATACCAGCATACTTACAAGTGTAGCTAGGCCCATATAGGCATAGACACGGCCCATGGCTTGATTAATAGCCGGTGCATCCCTGTAGATGCTAGTAGACATAAAATTGCCCAAAGTACTCATTGCAAACTCCTTTAACGGTTGATAATAAGTTTATTATATAGTATAATCGTCAGGCAGTCAATGATAATTTGATTACAAAAATGTTAAATCTGATTAGATTTGATAAGTACGCATATATAACCAGGAGAAGTAAAATGAAACTGCTACGCTGTACCGAGATTACAGAAAGACTTTTGACACTGATCAAAGATGATCCAGTGCGTCCTGAGATTCCGGTTGAACAGCGAGTAGATTCTACTGGCTGTGTCTATGTACTAGAGAATGACGAGGGAACGCCAGTGGCTGTTACCTGCGTTAAGTTTTTGGAAAAGATTCCCGAAAGTGTAGAGGATCTTGCTGACAAGGCTGTTAATACCAGCACAGCAGTATTCTATACAATTTGGAGTTATGCTGCGGGTGCGGGCAAAGAGCTATTAATAGCTGCCCAAAAAGACATCAGAGCCAGCGAACCAGAAATTGAAACTTTTGTAACCCTGAGTCCCAAGACTGAAATGGCTCGTAGGTTCCACCACAAAAACGGTGCAACAACCTATAGAGAAAATTCAGACAGTGTTAACTATATTTACGATTGACCCGCAAGTTTCTTGAATAGTTTATCAATGCCCGTTTTAGTTTTCCAGGGTGTGAATTTAGAACTTGCAACGTGAGTTCTATAAATTTCAACTTCATAGGGATTAAGCTGTTGTTCGATAAACTTGGAATTTGTGTGCCAATCTAAAGATATTAGTTCTTTCTCAAACCCCTGAGTTAAATCCAGGGGTTTTCCACGAATAAAAAAGTCCGTGATTTTTTGAGTTAGTATCTTGTGATTACTCAAGCACAGGTGATTGTATCTGCAATCATGTCCATTAAAATAGCCCGTGCCTTCTTCTAACAGCTCCGTCATGTTTTCTGCTGGGATGTATTCATTCCATTGTATGTCACTGAGATTACCTTGAGCTATGTCCAGATCCGGATAGTGTTCTGCAGGTCCGAACAGTTGATCAAATCCCTTGATGATTAAAGGCTTGCGAAGTCTAAATCTACGAGTTTCATAGGCTATGGTAGCCATTCTGTTGGTTGCTTGTAGAATGTCCAGTTGCGGACGTTGAATATGCTTGATATAGTATTCTACAGCTCGGGCACGATCTTCACCTGCGGCTGTGTCAAAGTCTAGAATGTTCCAATTGCTGAGATGAGGCATGTCCTCAAAGTACCAATATCTATTGGGTGTAGTGGCAACAAACACCACATAGTCATCAGCTGAAAAGTTTGGAAGTTGTTCTAGGTATTGTCTTACAGCCCAGTCTTGACTGCTGCCTATCAAACTGTAGTTGTGCATGTTCACACTACACTTGAGTTCTTGCCCTAGCTTGTGTGCTAGGTTTCTAGTCCATACCTGTTTAGGATCTCGCTGTGGGTTTAAGGCGCTCCAGCTATCGCCAAATATCCATAAATTAACCGGGGATTTCATTGTCATCGTGTATATATCACAGACCCTGTCCCCGGGTAATTTATCTAGGCGTGTAGGTGTCTACTCTTGCGGCCCATTGTTCCCCGGATCTCTGCTCTTGTTGGCTGGCAAAGTCTCGGGCCAATTGCCAAGCTTCGTCTTCATTAACAACTAATCTACCCGAAAGATCCTGTCTTTCAACGCGGATCTTTGTCTTGAGATTTTGTGCTAGAACTCTGTATGCTATCATGTTTTGCTCCTGTCCCTGTATTTATTCGGGACTAGCGGGAGTTTCCGGTGGTATGTCAGTGGCTAGAAAGTTAAAGACAACGCAGAGTCTACCATCAAACTTTTCCGGACGACCTGTAGTGCGCCAGTGTGTACCGTCGAATTCATACCAACGATTAGCCTTGGGTTCTAGACTATAGCTTTCGGTGAGATTCTCGGGTCTTTCCCACTGTTCCAACCAACTACGCTCTTTGTAGAGCTGTGTGTTGCCGTCAGTGTCAAAGGGAAAGAATATGGCTGTTTGATGCGGACCCACTAGATCGATATGTGGCTGTTCGCGTCCTGTATCCCCGGGTTGACTGTTGATCACACGCATTCTAAGTATGCGTTTGAGAGTTCGTCCGCTCTTTCTTAGAGCAGTGCGTAGAACCATTTCGCAGACATCTGAGATATCCGACAAGGGTTCATCACAGTCCCAGGCCATGTGTGTCATCTGATACCAATCGTACAAGCGATTATCTTTAAGATGACTGGCGGGCACATATACCCAGGGCAACAGTGGATTACCCACTCGTACCTGTACCATTTCTAATAAGTCTTCTTCCAAGACATTGTCTAATTGTGTTAATTTTGAGTCTAAGTGTGCGTAAGCGTCCATGCTATCTCCTTGCTCTTTACTTAGCAGAATCAACAGTCCCAGATATAAGTATTGGCATGCAGAAACAAACACAGGGCATATTTGCCCAAAATATCACGCTATACCACATTGCTCCCGAAGTCTATCAGCATAGACTAGGCATGTTTGACATGGAGTTAGATGGCACACACAGCTATAGTCTATCCAGCAGAGTACTAGATGATATCCCCCCACTCAAGCAACAGATACAGGCCTGCATCACAGACTATGCTGCGACAGTTCTGGGCCTACTAGACACTGTGAACATAACAGAATCCTGGCTAAACAGCTATGAGCAGGATCAAACTATTCACCAACATCAACACCCAAATAGCATAGTTTCCGCAGTATGGTATTGGGACACAGAGCCAACTACTATAGAATTCCACAATCCCGCACAAGCTACAACCTGGACATTTAAACTACGCAGTAGATTCTCCGACACAGTCTCAGTTCCCGTTAAACAAGGTGACTTATTAGTTTGGCCCAGCTATCTACAACACAGTGCAAGAGCCGCAACAAATCGCAAGAGTCTAGCTGTTAACTCATTACCTAAGATTTGGGGTGATCGTTTGTGGCATAGCTGAGAGTCAGAGAGCGCGAAGCGCACCGCGCAAAAAAGCAGATTTTTACTTGATAATCTACGCAGTTTATTGTATACTCACTGTATATGTACATTGAATTCAAACTGCCCAATGGAAGTGCGGGACAAGCGCAAGCTCACTATAATAGACGTATACGACAAAGTATACATCAGTGGCTAGAAGCTAATAACATCACAGACTACGATATACGTCCACGTTTAGGCAACCATTACTATCTAGCGTTTACACTCTCAAAGGAAGAGCAATACACGCTGTTTCTATTGGCTTGGAACGAGCCTACGTTACCCATGCCCAAATTGGTAGTAGAGTACTAAAAAATGGCCGCGCAAATTTTTTAATTATAAGAAATGTATAGGGTCTGGTGATTCTACACTAGCTGTACAGTGGCTAAAACGTAGTAAGAACTCTGTTCGAATGGCTCCGTCGGGCACCCAAAAACGTGTACGAGCTAGGTGGCATTCGTGTTCTAAGCCATGAAGTCGGACCCACTCCAATACACGGGCAAAGTCTGAATGCAGAGTGATTACATAGTACTGTTGCATAGTAGTTCTAGTAGAATTTCTAGTATAACAGGATCGTAGGGAATGGGAGTGTACATGTTATTATATAGTGGATTATAGTAGTCTATAGAGAATTATAGTCTGCCCAAATGGGTCCTGCAGGGTAAAAAACTAGAGCGCTAAAAAATTTGGGTAGTAACTTTATCTTCTCAGGGTGGTGATTTGCTACCACTGTGGCGTTTTTACAACACTGCACACGCATATACCGGCCGGGGTTCATTATAGCACCACCACCTCCTGATGGTCAACCAATCAGCACCTCAGACTTCGATTCCCTCTCTCACTTTCTCTAAGATGGCTCCCACAGAGTCGATATGCGGCATCATCCCACGCTGGAATCACGTCCGTCAACTGCCTGTGCTGTTTAGGATCCCAGGGCGCATCCCTGTAGTCCCGTACAGCGCAGCCTGTAAGACTAGCGCATAGCGCAAGCAATAGCACGATCCGTAGCATCTGCGTAGTCTCCTAAGCCCTGTTCTTGTTCTATAGTATCCCACATCATTAGCTTGATTAGGCTACTGGCATCTACCCTATCCTGATGTGTGGGCATTGCCATAATCGTATCCTTAAGCTCGTCTTCATCACGGCAGGTCCAAAGGATCTCGGCAATGGCTATCTGCCTAGGGCTTAGTTTCTCAATGTGAATCATAGTAGTCCAGTTCACTGTTACGGTTACCCAAGTAACCTGCATACATTGCAAGGAGCCCTAGGACTGCGACTACTGTAGAACTAATCATTTGCTCGGTGGTTTCACTGTGCTCAATGCCACCTACGCCCCCAAAGACTAAGAGGAATCCTGCTAGGCTTACGATTGCGGCTGCTGTCTTGTTCATAGTATGCTCCTTTGTATGTCTAGATTATAACAGGGGTTTTGGGCCCCTGTCAACCATTATTTTACTTGTTGAAGACTCGCCACTTTGATAGTGAATACTTCGTTGTCTGTGTCCCCGCGGAACTCTGATGCAAGGCAGTCCAGTTCTGCTTCGGCTTTCGTGATTTGAATGCCGTTGCGTGTGTATTCTACTTGAGGAACAAAGTCGTTGCGAACACGGGTGCAACGATAGTAGTATTCACCTTTGTGCTCGATGATGTGTGGATAGTCGAACCATTCGCCCCATGGCAGGCCCTGGTTCTGTGCTGGCAATTCGCCTGATGCTCGCTTGTCCTTAACCGCTTGGATGTTGTCGTATTCTACGCCTACACGGGCTTGGAATGTTGACAGCTTCATGATTGGTTCTTTGTTTTTACGAACCTTCATTGGGCGGAGTGTTGTGAGCGTTGCGATAGTGCCGCGGCGCTTGTTTAGCAATTGCAGGATTTCGTTTGTTTGAATCATCTTAGCTCCTTTTGTGTGTGTATGTGTAAATTATACAACCAAAATGTCTAGCTGTCAACCAAAAATCATAGTTCCTACCGCCGCGATCCATATCAGCAGAGCCTGGGCGATACCGTAGTGGAAGAGGAACCAAAACAGGGCGATCCATCCAATCAGTCTAATCATAGCCAACTCCTTTGTGTTGATGACTAGAGTATACTGTCACCTAGCCAAAATGTCAACCAATCTTTGATTTAATTGATCCATCTCACTGGCTTCGACGTAGAAGTCTGTGGTGGGATCCCAGTAGCTGCCTTCCCGGGGATCGTAGTAGAGAACTCTATCGATGAACCAGAACGGCCCCTCGAGTCCATCACGGGGGAGCCACTTAGGATCCCGTGTGCCTAGAACCTTGAATCCCATTATCGGCTTTCGCGGACTGATTCGAGGATCTTAGCCTGCTTCTTCGCGATGTAGAAGCTGAATCCGAAACGGAAGACACGGACGAAGTGCAGTCCGCCTACCTTTTTGTATGTTAGAATCATCTTGGGCTCCTATTGCGTTGTTGATGTGTAGATTATACCATCACTTGTCCAAAATGTCAACCATTTTTTAAAACTTTCCGCCTGGGCGAACAATGGCTGCACGATTGCCACATCGGCTACCGTCTTTAGCAGTCTGCCAGGTATAGTCGCAGGTTCCTAATGCCCCAGATGCTGGGAATGCTCTAACCAAGGCTGCGAGAAGGATGCCTGTGCCTACTACCTTAACAACCGTTCCCCATCCTGTGTCCCAGAAACTGATTTCCGGTTCTTCCCTCGAAGGTTTCTGTGGGATTGACTTAGGAGTAATCCTTTCCTGAAACTCTGCTACTGTTTCGCTCTGCAGGATACAGTTGCTGCCATCTGTTGCATAGCTGGCAAAGTACCCCACATACCCGTCCTTGATAAACACATCCTTACCCTCGCTGGATCTGCGTTCCCAACCATTCTTCTCTCCATCGATGTAGAGTTGTTGATAGGCTTTGACGCAGGCTTCAGGCGAATTAAGCGGGAATCGTTCTACGGCAGCTTGACAGGTAGTTGCTAGGATTGCTAGGATTAGGAATGTTGCTATAGAGCGCATTGTATTCTCCTTCTTACAATGACTCTATTATACCATCACTTGTCCAAAATGTCAACCAATTCCTTGCTGGATAATCCATTCGCCTTGGCCATAGCCTTGATCTGCTCGGCTACTCTCTCACGGCGAGTTTCTTCATCACGGCGGGCCTTCTCGGCTTTGGCCAATGCTGCTTTCTTCTCTCGTTCGATCTTGGCTTCTTGGGCAAGGCGCTGCTTCTCTAAGCGTTCCTCGTATTCCTTGTCGGTTTCCAAGCGTTTGACAACCGCGACTGCCTCACCATAGGAATCCATCTTGACAGTGATCCTGCCTCCGTGTAGAATCTCTTGTTCGGTGAAGTTTAGCCGAAAGTCTTCGAGTGCTTTGGCTGCTTCTCGGATTTCCTTGCCGTGAAATAGCTTTCTCAGAGGGATCCTCTTAGATTTCAGCTCAACGGTTTTGCGGGGCGCTGTCATTGCTTTCTTTCAGTTGCTGACGAAGTTCCTGTGCTTGTCCCATAGCGTTGAATGCCTTATCTTGTGCATCCATGGTATAGAGGATCGCTGCCAAGCCTACGGTGCTCATGACGAGGTTGGTGATAATCAAGGGCCAATCACGGACGCGAATCGCCACGAACAACCACATGAAACCTCCCACGACTAGGATCGAGGGGCCTTCAGGATAGTATCCTAAGCCGTTCACTCCAGTCCCCACGATGAGGACCAGGGTGGCTAACCATTTAACGAATTCAGTCAAATCATCTCTCCTTCGCCGGAAGTCATGCAGTCTAGATCGTAATTTGCCTCTAGGATATCTACTTCAAAGGTGTTAAGCTCAAAGGCTACGGATGTGTCGTAAACAGCATCAGGGAACTCACAGCCTGCTGCTACAAGTCCTTTGAGGTGTGCAAGTGCTTCTGTGAAGCGTGTGCGTTTTTGCTTTGCCATGTCCTGCTCCTTGTGTGTGTATGTGTAAATTATACGACAGGATAGCCAAAATGTCAACCATTATTTTGCCTGAGTGATCTCGCCCTGCTCATTGACGTTGAAGCTGCCGCCGATGAGTTCTGCCCCGTCGCCTTCTTCGATGACGAGCCTGATGCCTACCAGCTTCTCTCCCAGGCGCTTGATTAAGGATTCTTTGGAGTCTCCTTGGCCCAGGAACTGATCGTCTTCCTTGCGGAAAGCGTAAAGGACCTCGCCGTGCTTCTCAATCTTGATAGGCACGATTTCGTAACCGTTCTCGTCACGCTCTGTGTCTGCTGCTGCTTCTGGATCGAGATCGTCTTTCCAATGGTTAATGAACTTGTCCAGTTCTTTGTTAGTGATGCCGGCTTTACGGAACATCTCTGCCATGGTGTAAAACATAATCTTCTCCTGCACCTTCCAGCCGAGCCAGAATGCAGCCACAAAGACGAGAACGAGTTCGATGATATCCATTAGGCTTTCCTTGGGTGATAAAGAGCGGCTGCTTCCTTGCGAAGTGCTCCTGCTTTCTTGTATAATTCGTCTGCGGTATTCGACAGCGCGGCGCTACGGGCTTCTGTTAGCTTACTACCGCCGAACTCACGATCTATGTAGTACTGGATCAAGTTGTTCTTGATAAGGCTAACGAGATCGCCACCTTGATCATCTGGACAGATAAACCTGACGGGACACTTGCCCCAACTCTTATCGGATACGAACTCTGCGTAATACCGTCTATGATCCTTGTTGTGTGGATCAAAGGCTACTAAGGGCCTTGCAAGATATTCTAGTTTGCTCATGTCTTTATTTAATAGTTAGATAATGTATTATACTACCAAATGCTCGTCAAGTCAATCAAAAAAGGGCCCTCCGTGCATCAAAACAGGGAGGGCCAAATGTTACCGCTACCGGGAGCGAATCGGTTGTTACGCGGTAACAGCTTCTGCCGTCACGGCAGTAGTCTCAGGGGCCTTAGCAGCGGGGCCTGCGTTCTTTTTCGCCACATAGGCGATAGCAGCCAGGACCGCTGGGTTACCTGCACCATAACCAGTGGCGGTCAAGTGTGCGGCAATCTCAGCCTTAGTCATCTCATGCGGCAATGGAATCAAGTCCACGTCCGTATGTCCGTTCTTCGACAGGATCTTGATACGCATGGTATCATTCGCGAAACGGATCTTAGTCTTACCATCAAGTGTAGAAACACCTGCAACTGCGAACTTCTTATCTGTAGCCATTTAAATTACCTCTTCTGTATGTGTGTTAATCAATACCAAACCATTTGGTACAATTTTAATATAGCATCTCTGCTACCCTATGTCAACCAATTATTTTACCAAATTAGTCTGGATCGTAACTGATTGTTTCTCGTCCAGGGCGGCGATGAATTCGTCGTCATAGACAAGATCCTGCATGGTGAGATCGATCATCGATTCCACCTTATCCATATCGGGAGTGCCCTCCCCGGCACACTCCACGGTGAATGTAAACTTATACTGGCGTGCCATTCTTCGCCTCCACGCCGTCCTTAATCCACAAGGTGAGTTCTTCTTCGTTCTCACGCTCGTATTCTTCTAAGGTTGCCACGATATCGAATTCTTCGTCGAGTTCCTTTGGCAGGTCCACTTGTGCTTGCTTGCTACCGTTTGTGGTGTCGTAGCAGTCGTCCGAGCCATCCTCGTAGATACCTGCATACTCACAGCCTTCGCCCATATACAAGCAACGGACTTCGTAACCTTGGCTAACCATTGTGTCAAATGCGGCAATGGGTGGGCTCCACGCTGTTTGACAGTGCAGGACAATGGTGTTATCATCCATCCGCGTGTAACCTACTTCACAGAGATCCCACTTGGTGCCCCAATGCGTAATGTTCCAATCATACCAGCTGGAGAAGCCGTATTTGGCTACCATAGCCGCTTTCTTCTTCTCGCGAGCAGCCTGCTCTGGACCGTGTCCCCAAGTCGTTAAATCATCATCGACAAGTTCTTGGGGGCAAGGAATGATCGTCTGCAGAACCCCGACGTTGTTGTCGTGCGTTGCTTCAATTGCGTCGATCAAGGCTTTGTCAGCGTGTTTGATCGTGATGTTATTTGTGGTCCAATTAGGCATCTCGGTTCCTTAGTTCAGTGAATCAATCATCTTGTTGAAAGTCTCGTCACCCCACTTGCGGCCCTGATAAGAGCAGATACCGCCAATGCGTTCCAGAGTGTTAATCTTCTCTGCATCAGTTGCATCGCTACGCATGATCTCTGCGGCTCTCTCTAACTGTTGCGCGACTGTGAGTTGTTGATCCTGTGTCAATTGACTCTCCTTGTTAATCTATGCGTTAAGTATACAGCCAAAACGCATAGATGTCAACCAAATTATGCCCCTTGATACAATTCGGCAGCGTTTACTGCGTATCCCATCAAGGCATCCTGTACAAGCTCGACGGCTTTGTAGCTTGTGCCACCAATGTGCCATTCGCATTTGTGCAGGGGTGTGCTATACTGCTTCCAGTCGTAGATCGTTGCTACTGTGCCGTCTTCGCCTACGAGAATCCACTCTTGCGTAGTCTTATCGCCGCCACCTAAGCTGTCGCCGAACGTGGCAACCAGTGTTGCGAAGTCAGTTGTGATATAGCCTTGCAGGTGTGTGCCGTTGATCGAGTCGAAGTTGTCCTGGACTGTGTAAGTTGCATTGCGTGACATGTCAGCTCCTATTGCGTTGTTGATGTATAGATTATACAACCAAAATGCGTTGCTGTCAACCCAAAATGTAGGGTTTATTCCAGCGTCCCACGTTCACGTCAATGTAGTAAGCGGTATCGAAGTAGTCTGTCATCGCATCGCTGCGATCGTACCACTCATTGCCTTTTGCTGCTGCGAAGAGTTCAGTGAGGAACGCCTTGCAGTCGCCGGTGAAGTGCTCGTGGAACCAATAGGGGTTCACATCAATGGAATCCTTGGCAATATGAAGACGACGATCGCCTACAGGATCACGAGCCAGCGTTTCAGCATTGTAGTTGCCGATGAAGTCCAGCTTTCCCTGCTTGATGTTGATCATCAATGTGCTGTGATGATGAACTGCTAGGCTTGCTTTGACACCGTACTTTGTGCAGACTGCTTTGATTGCGGGTGCCAGCTTTGCCTTACGCTCTTGACTCATGTATGCCATAGTTCGCTCCTATTGCGTTGTTGATGTGTAGATTATACAACCAAAATCGTCAGTTGTCAAGCCATTTCTTTGTAGACTTTGTAGCCCCTAGTCTGCAGAGTGTAGATTGCCTTGCGAATCTCAGAGGCTTTTGTGTCCTCCCAGTCCAGCATCTCCTTGGCAGCTTTGATAGTGTCATCATCACTGAACTCGCCGAAGTAGTAATGCTGATATCGATAGAACTTCTTCCCGTCCTCGTCCTTGAGCATCTGAATGGTGCCAATGCCCTTGTAGTCTACAATCTCGTTGAGTTTCATGTTATGCTCCTACGGGTGCGAACATCTTACGTCCCTCACGCATGAACGTGCGGATTGCGGCAGCTTCACGATTGTCCAGCTCATCGTTGTCCAGCTGTTCCTTCATGACAATAACCATGTCCAGCAGGCTCATACCGTATACGGCTCGCTTGTCTTCGATGATCTTGATTGCTTGCTTGATGTCCACGTCACGCTCCTTTGTGTTAGTATGACTCAATTGTAATACCAAAAGGGGCTGTTGTCAACCCCTTTCAGAATTACTTGCGTGTCACACGATAGATCGTTCCCTGCGCTGTAACTACCTTCTCAGCACCTGCTGCCGCGAACATCTGTTCAATGTTGCTTGCTTCGCGTGTTAAACGATCTGCCGCTGTGGGCTTGTCGATCTTAACAGTGTAAAACTTATCCCGGTAAGTGAGATAGACTTTGCTACGCATGAATGCCGAGCGTGTCAGTTCATGCAGTGCGTCTGCTTGCTGTTGTTGTGCTGTTGTGTAAAGTTGCTTCGATACAATGCTGCGGCGCTGTGCGTCCAAATACGCTGCCTGCTTGCTGTATTGTGTCTTAGCCGCTTGTGTGTCTAAATCTTTGCTTTGCATATTGCGCTCCATTTAGTCCCTGCCTATTGCAGTGTCTCTAGTATAACACCATTTCGCAAAACTTTACCGAAAAATTAAAAAATATTTTGGTTGACATTTTGGACAGATGACCTTATAATAGAGTCATAGGTTCGAAGGCTATCCCCGGGGTGGACGTCGAGGGCCACCGTGTGTGTCTCACGGTGCTGAAGGCAAAAAAAGGGCCCCGAAGGGCCCTAAACCAACCACCAGGAGAAACCTTAGCTGTTCACAGTCTCGAACGGACTGAGCTCTTCGCTGTCCGCCACGCCCATGTCTTCGAGTGCGGCAAGCACTGTCTCGATGCTACACTCTAAGAGTGTTGCAATCATCTTAGCACTGTGGCCCTCGATGTAGAGTTCTTGAATGTCATACGACAGGTCTTTAATTGCGCTCATACTGTTTCCTTTGATTTGACAAATATTACTAGATCATCTTGTGATACACGCTCATCGACACTCCACTCATCATCGTAGTAATCGATCCATTGACGAAGTGCGGGTTCGTCATTATCGACTTCTCCGTTAAAGCCGAGCTCTAGAGCCTCTTCTTCTGTATCAGCCTCTACCCAGTATGATTCCTGGATAAGGCTGGTACGGCTCAATAAGAACTTATACTTCTTCACTTGGCAAGTTCGGTGCTCTGAGTCTTGACAGTATCAACGCCCTTGTCTAACATACGAGCGATGCCACTGAAGCCTACTGTTGCCAATACTAGTCCAAAGACTGTGCCTGCGATGAATGCTTTCATGATTGCTCCTGTGAAGACTTCTTAGAGAACTTCCACTTGATGAACTGGAAGGCTGTTTGAACAAGACCTATGCGCCAAGCCCACATAAGATCCATAACTACCATACCAACTACGAATGCTACGATGATTTCCATATCAGCTCCTTTGTGTGTGTATGCGTGTATTATATGCTCATTACGTGCGCTTGTCAAGCACATTAGCAGCGGGGCCTACAGCCCCATGCCCTTTTTAGCCTGCGTCTTTCTCGTAGATAACAGTCTGTCCAAAGGGTGCTTCTGCGTCTGTGTTGCCTTTGACAATGAAGATAGTATCTACTTGATCCTCAGGACCCCAACTGCCGCAAGGGTAGCCGTCTGTGAACATAATGAACTTCTTAGCCTCAATGCCTTCGTCAAGCATGAACTGGAAGTTAATATCAAAGTCAGTGCCGCCACCGCCTTGAGGTTCGTAGTCCAAGAGGTCCAAACTGTTGTCTTGAGTAATCTTGACATAGTTGTAGATCTGTGTATCAAAGCACCACAGGTGAATACTGAAGTCCTCGTACTGGTCCATGATACCTTTAACTTCGCTGAGGAAGGTAGAAGCATCTTCTGTGCCAATACTGCCCGACATATCAACTGCAATAGCCACGTCAATAGTAGTATCCTGACGCATACCTGGGAGGATTGCGCCGCTGTGCATACTCTTACGATTAGGGCGAGTGAAGCTGTAATCGTTGCGGATAATGCTTTGGATCTCTTGACGGATCAACTGGCGCCAGCTAATCTTAGGCTCAGTCATGTCCTTGATCAAACGCTGGATACCTGCGGGCACTTTACCTGCGCCAGCGGCACTTGCACTCTGCACCATTGCTTCTTTGATCTCATCACGGATGCGTTGTGCGTCTTCCTTAGAGATAGTAGGGCGTCCGCCTTTGCCTTTCTCGCCTTCTTCACCTTCACCGCCTGGGCTGTTGCCGTCCTCGTTGATGTGTTCGTCCAGCAAGTCGCCGAGCTGTTGCAAGAGTTGAGGCATACTGATCTTCTCTGCTTTATCGTAGAGCTCGTCGTAGATCTCTTCCCATGCCATGCCACGATACTTGTTATCCTGGCAAATCTTTACTTCAGTAATCTTGTCGCCGATGCGCTCGTCTACAAGGATCTGATTGACAGCAAAGTCCTGCGCGATGTTACTCAGTTGACGATCGCGGCTACCAACACGCCCAAAGTGATCAAACACGCAGTGGCAGATCTCGTGTCCGAACAAGAACTCCAGCTTCTTAATGCTGAGCTTTTGCACGAACTTGGTGTTGTAATAGAAGTCGCGTCCGTTAGTAGCGGCAGTAGGACACCAGTCGTCTGCTTCGATAAGACGCATACGAGTTGCCATGTTGCCAAAGAAAGGCGCTTTGAGTAGCAAGCCTACTCGGGCTGTGGTTAGTTTCTCGACGATTGGATCCATGTTTCGCTTCCTAGTGTTGTCTGTATGTATATATTATACAATCAGACGTTGCCTCTGTCAACCAAAAAAGGAGGGAGAGTGAACCTAAATCCACTCTCCCCTGCAATGGGCGAGGTCTTAATTCTCCATTGCAGAAAGCACATACTTACCAAAACGCTTGTGGAATTCGTCGAATGACTTCATCTTAGTAGCGTCGAAGGGCAAGTTATAGTTAGTCAAGCCAGTCTTGGCACCCATCACAACCAGCTCGGTTGGGAAGTTGTCCATCATGTAACGGAAGAAGCAGTCTGCCATTTCGTCAAACTTCTTGTTCTTCTTCTCTGCTTGATCCTTGAGCTCGTAGCACAATGACACGGTCAAGGAATACATCGCTGAGACTTCCTTAATCTGCAAGTCTTTAACCTTGCCTTCAAGGATGTCAATTGCCTTAGGCAAACGACCTGCAATCTTGCGGTGAGCCATAAACTTAACAGCCAAGCCATCGCCAACAGCACCAGCAACCAAGTTGTGGAGAGTGTCAATGTCAGTGTCGTCGTCTTTGAGCAAGTCGCTCACGAACACCCAAGAACGAGGAGTTGCGAATGCCTTGCTAGGACTCTTTGGATCAAAGTCATACAAGTCCTGCTTGGCAAAGCCCACATAACCAAGAACCTCAGGGTGGATTGCGTTCATAACAGCCCACTCTTGGAAGTCGTCAAAGTCAACCTTGGCTTCCAAGTGAATGAAGCGGTTAGCCAACGGAGCAGGCATACGGTATGTCACGCCACGATCGCCTTCACGGTTACCAGCGGCAACCACGTCAACACCCTTAGGCAGTTCGTAGGTACCAACACGGCGGTTCAGGATCAACTGATATGCCGCGGCTTGCACAGCTGGAGGAGCGGAGTTAAGCTCGTCCAAGAAGATGATTGCTGTGGACTCAGGGTCTGTAGGCAGTTCAGCTGGGGGAGCCCAAACCATTGCGCCTTTGTCTGAGTTGTAATAAGGGATACCTTTGATGTCAGTAGGTTCCCACAATGCCAGACGCACGTCAACGACTTCGCGACCTGCATCTTCGCCAATTTGCTTGACGATATCGGATTTACCAATGCCTGGAGGACCCCACAGGAACACTGGACGGCGGGTGCCGATTGCTTTACGAATAGAACGCTTCGCGGCTTTTGGACCAACTTGGCGGACGGACATATCTGAAGATTTTGCCATTTAAGACCTCGCTTTAAGAAAATTAAAAGTTACTGTGTTTCTCAGTGTCTAAAGTATAGCACCGAAGTGCCGTCCTGTCAACCGGTTTTCTTCACATAATTCAACTGAGTAGTCTTGTCATCGCGTTGGGCTTTGATCTTAGCCTTGATGCGATGCTCTGAGTCCTTAGACAAGTCTGAGGGGAACCAGAAGTCAACAAACGATTCTCCCATGCGGGCCTGAATGCGATACTTATTGTATTCTTTGTTGAATCGTGTAGTGACAACAGTAATGTCGCCTACTATAGTGTCCCCTACATTCCCGGCGAGCTGTACGCTGCTGTAGACTTCACGCTTGACTTCTTGATTAACACGATCACGACGTGCGATGCTAGGGAGGCAACTGATGATTGCGAACTCCAGCATATTGCGTCCGGTGAACTGCTCGATGCAGGAAATCTTGTATGCCTGGGACTGGAACTCGTTGAGTCCGCCAGCGATAGCTTTCATTGTGTAGCTTGTGAAGTGTCTGCGATACTCTTCGCCTGCTTGACGATCTTCCTCAGTGACGAGGCTGAAGTCGTTCTTCTGTAGGCATTCGCGAACGATACGCTTGTTAGCACGTTTCGAGATCTCGGAAGTGTCTTGTCCTGTAACGATCCACTGATCCTCTTTGAGGTAGCCGCCATTGATACGATCAACTGCTGCTGCTAAGGCCCAGACATCTGCTGCTTGGAACACTGACGGGACTCTGACTTGAGTCATACGTGGCTCTTCGTAGTCGTCATCCTCGTGACCCAGACGCTGGATATCACGTCTGCTCCATCCACTTACATCTACGAATCCTGGCATATCTCGCTCCTTGTTTTAAACAATAGCTCTATTATATAGTCTAACTTAGAGTCTGTCAACCAAAAAGAAAGGACTCCTAAGAGTCCTTCCTCAAACCCGCCCCGGGAGCGAATCGGTATAGGTTTGAAAGCTAATTACAGAGCTGAGCTGTGCATACCCAAAGCGCGAGCCTTGTAGCCAAGAGCTACGATCTCACGTGATGGCTTGCCAATCTCGTAAGTTGTAACCATAACGCCATTGCCTGCCTTGTGACGTTTAGCGTAGACAGCATAACCACTGTGACGAATGCGAGTAGCTTCGGCACGGATGTTCTTTACACCAAAGCGATGATTCGCTTCGGCTGCTGTCAATGTCTCGCCG